CTTCGCTTCCGCCGGGATGACCGCCGAGGACGCCGCATTGACCGTGGCCCAGAAATAGGTCATGGCCTCCGGGTTCTCGTAACCGGCGAGCACCTTATCCAGCAGCTTCTTGGCCGCGATCGCGTCCACGGACCACGCGCGCGGCAGCAAATAGCCGTAGAACGACATGGGGTTGGAGTTGAGCCACGTGTTCAGGGACGACATCTCATCATCCACTGTGGCGCTGGCGCCAAGCTCCAGAACATAGACTGAATGACCCGGACCCTGCGCCCAGAAGGTGAGGGCCATCTGGTTGAGCTCAACCGCCGCCTGCGGCTGCGCGGTTCCGTAGGTGAGCGGGGTGCCAGGGTCCGACGCCGCCGAATAAGTGAAGCTGGTGTCGGTAATGATGGTGGCTTGCACAAGGCTGTTGAAGGTCGCCGGGGCAAACCCGGAGAGCACCATGGGCACATCTTTGCCGATCAGGTTGGACAGCGCCGGAATCGGGGCGGAGAGCGTAACGGCCACCTCGCCCGTCGCCCACACGATGGAAGACACGTTGCCCGCCGGGATAATGGCCCCCGCCAGGTCCGCATATTCCGTCAGCAGAAGGTAATCCTGTGGGTCCAACGTAGTGCCGCCGCAGGAAACAAAAGCCCCCATCTGCTGATAATTGTTCGGCGCAGGGGCTTGGATGGTTTGGACCACCACATTGACGATGCTGTTCGGGTCCGTGGAAAAATTCTGGATTGTCATCGTTCAAGCCCCTGTTGAGGGTGAAGCGCCCGCGCTGTTCTCCGGGCGAGTATAGACTGGGCCACGCGGGGCGACAATACCCAACGAGGAGGGAACATATTGGACTTTCGCACCCAGAATGAACTGGCGCGCGAGGTCCCGGACCTGCGATTGAAGGTAGCTGACCTCATATTCCACAGTTGTCTTCTGAGCCAAAATCTTGAATTCCGGCTGCTCCCGGTATTCGTCCGTGGCTATCGGGAGCGGGCCATTCATCAAGCCGATGAGGCCCCAGTCACGCATGTACTGGATCACGAAGTCCGTGAAGTCCATGATGGCTTCGTTGCTAGCCCCGAAGAAGGTCAGGCGCACCCGGTCGGCCGTCAGCTGGTCGTGCTGCATCCTGGGTCCCCACGACGCCACCGCCTGAAGCGCCCGGGTGCTGAGGACCCGGACAGAGACGAAAGGCGGGGTGAGATTGTCCGGGATCAAATAGGCCGGATAGATCGGTATGTTACACTCAAATCCCCCGTAGGGGGAGATGTAGCCGTTAAGCTGGAGCCAAACCGGGAGACTGTTGCTGTTCACCAATACGGGCTCGAAGGCCGCCGCGTCCTCGATCACCTGAGTAAAGTTGACGTTATTGAGCGACTGTCCCATGTAGTGAAACAGGTCGGCCTGCTCGTAGAACATGCCCCGCGAGGCGAAGGCGAAGCGCTCACCGCGATAGGTCCCCACATAAATGTATTCCGGGGAAAGGCGATTGAACTCCTGAATTTCGGAGAGCGCTGAGAACACAATGGTGTTCGTATCCACCACCATGTCCTCGCGCTGTTCCGTGGTGGAGGAGTAATGCAGCGAGCCGGGGACGCTCAGCGTCGCGGGCAAATCTGTGAAGGGCTCCTGCGACTCAAGCACCTCAACGTCGAACGGGTGCGGGCCGGTAGCCGCGTTGACGAATACGCCCTGCAGTGGGGCCGGGGGGATATCAAAAGACTCACCCGGGAGCAGCTCTATTGCTCCGGTCACCGAATCGGGACGGGTCGGGCCGTTGAGGCTGACGAAGAGGCTCTCAGTGGCCGAGGCCGGGTTGGTGATCGTCCCCCCGACAATCCCCGGGGCGTCGAGATTCCCGCCAACTGCCTGTACACTCACCCCACTGCGATAGACCTCATAGGCCCGCCCGGGCTGGACCACGGCGTCATCGCCCTTGATGTCGTTGGTCTGCTTGATCCAGTACACGGTGCCGTCGAGCGGGAAGACGTAGCGGCGATAGAGCACGAAGGTGATCTGTTGGTCAACTGAGAGGACGCGCAAGCCTTCTGCGAGACCCGCACCCAACGGGGGCTTCCCACTTACTGCGTCGTTGACAGAAGCCATCTCAATCCATCCATGCTCGGAAGGAGCTTTGATACAAGCCAGTGTCGATAAACGAGGGGCGCGGCGAGCGGCGTGCGTAAGGCTTCAGGAAGCGATGCGAGACGCCCCTCTGTGCCGCCGCTGTCGGAACCCCCGGCTGTCCATCCATGACTTTCATGGTCAGGAAGGTCTTGAACTTGCTCTGGATTTCGGACATGGCCTGCGCGGTCGGGGCGACGGAAGGCCCCCCGGCGAGAATGTTCTTGACCGCCCCAGCGTAGGAGCCCTCAATGGCCTTGACGATATCCGGCATGTAGGTGGTCGCGAAAAACTGCATGATGCCGTACTTGGCCTCAAGGATTTCCGCCACGTCCCCGGTCGTCTTGCCCTTGCCGTAGCTCGGTTGGAACTTCCGATACCCTGCCTTCAGCTTCTTGGCTGTGGGGGTATAGGCAATAGCGTAGGGGATATCCGCTACGCCGAGATGCAGGGTGAGCCCGCTCCCCATTAGCTGATCCCCCAGATCGGTCCCCAAGACCCGGCAATGGCCAGATAATTGCGCCCCCAAGGCGTCTTCAGCTGCTGGAGGTCCATAAGGGAGAGGTTCTGGAGCTGCTCTGGAACGGACAGGCTCTGGCTGGTGCCACTGTCGCTGCTGGACGTGATCACCCCGGGGACGAAGGAGTTGATGCCCAGCTTGGTCCGGAGGTCCGACCAGAACGTGTTGTAGGGCGCGGGCGCGTTCGGGTCGTCCTGCGTGATATTAACCAGCATGTCCGCCGCGCAGTTGTAAACCGCGATGACGTACATGGTGGGGGAAGTCGGCTGGCTGGCTACGAGTTGAAGGCCCTCGTACACCAGATTCAGCGCCCAATCGTAGGACCATTCAATGTATGGGCTATCGTCGGCCAGAGCTCCAACCGGGACACCCATGATGCCCCGGATGAAGTTCAAATAGCCTTCGATGGTCGGGTCCACTGCATTTCCTCGATCAGCTGCGCTTGTATGATGGCTTCTTCGCCGGGGTGGCCATCGCCCCCGCGTCGCGCGTCACGCGAATGTTCTCATCCACGTGCGTGAGACCTTCATCCTTGAAGCCCCCCGAAGGCTCCAGCTCCCGCACCGACATGTCGAGGGTCTTGAGCGGCGAGCCGGTGTCGCCTTCGATCTGGTTGTTGGCGGCCACAGCGGCTTCTTTCCGCATCTGCTGGCCAAGCTCTTCCAGAACGTCCTCGTTGCGCTCCATGGCGCGGCGAATCTTGTCCACATGGACGGCGCGGCCGACACTGTAGCAGAGGCCCGTGAAGGCCCCTTTCGAAATGTCGATGTCGTCGGCTTTGATCAGCCCGTATTTGCTGTATTGCTTCACAACGGCGTCGATATCCGTGGTGGAGAGGTCCCCGGAGAGTTTCACCTGTCCCCCAATCGGGACGCGCTGGGTGATGACACCGGAGCGCTCGGGAAGCCGGTAAGCGAATTCCACCGCGTGTTTGGTGGCGTTGGCGATATACATATCCATATTCGTCCCCAGAGTTTCCAGAGATATGGGGAGACCCGCCAAGCGCCTCTGGAACCACTTGGCGGGTCGGACCCGGTATGGTGTCCTGGAGGAAGCCCCGCCGCGCCCATTAACAGGGGCCGAAGCCCCCATTAACTCACTGGTACTGCATCGAGATGATGGTGACCGCTTCCGGACGAATTCCCCAGCCCGACGTGATGCGCAGTTCGCTCAGCACGTCAATGGCGCCACCGGCCAGTGGGGTCGGGATTTCCTTGGGGGCCGCCATGTCGCACAACATCAGGGTGCAGGCTTCGATTGACGGGGTCAGCTTGGCAAATTCGTTGGTGTTGATTCTGCCGTTCTTGGGCTGTTCGACTTCGGTCATCACGATGATGACCGCATCGGTTGCGCCCGCGCCCTTACCAATGAGCGTGTCGTCATAGGCCCAGAGCAGTTCGTCATCGTTCATCTCCAGAACGTCCTTGACGAGGCCCGCCGTCGTAGCGGAGCCCGCGCCCTGACGCTGGAACTGGGTGAGCTGGACGATGTTCTGATATTCGAACGCGCCGAGGACGCGCTGTGGCCCGAGGATCGTGAACTTGCGGCCGATGCCCAGCTGGTTGGTCCGCGACTTCATCGCCGAAATTTGGCTGATGAGGAAGAAGGCCATCTGGCCGTTGTCATAGGTGACGACGGTGTCATTGTTGTTGCTGTCCGGGGGCAACGGAATGGCTGTGGCGCCATTCGTATTCATGAGCCCTTCGCCATTGGTCGGGTTCATGCCGTAGAGCAGCGCGTTGCGCATCAGCTGGAACGTCGCCTGACGCATGCCGAGCCGGTAGGCTTCGGTAATGCCGATGCCCCAACGCGACATGTTCGCCGTGTCGTGGTGATCGTATTCCGCGCGCACCCGGAGGAGATAGGTGGGCGTGCTGATCTGCGACAGCGCGAAGCTGACCCCGGGCAACTGGTTGTAGGCGCTCTGGCCCGCCGCCATCTTGGTGCGTATGTCAATCCGCTTGATGTAGGCGTAAAGATCACCATCCGAGAGGCGGACAAGAGGGCCGCCGCCGGGGAGAAGGTCGAATGCGCCGCTCGCTTGCGAGTAGGGCAGAAGCGCTTCGGGCATGAAATAGGAAGGATGCACCTGAACAAAGGCGCCACCGGCAACAGCCATCGTAGTTCTCCAAGTTTAGCCGCGTGTTGCGGGCGGTTTCAGATGAGGGCGACGCAGGCGGAGCCAGACATGTTCCACGTGACGAAGCCGGTTCCAGCGTTATAGACCGGCACCCAGCTGTTGCCGATATCCACGAGCAGGATTTTCACCGGCAGAGCGGTCCCGTCGAACGCGATGACCCGCTGATTGGTAAAATCCCACGACACTTGCTGGGTGATGAGGCCGCCTTCAAGGGACGCCAGACTCGGGTCGATGGCCAGCGCGACACGCGCCCCGGAGCCGAGCCGGTAGAAGTTGACCAAGCCGCCGGAAAGCGTCTGGGGCACCGGCGATTCCGGCGCATTGATCGCCGAATAGTTCTGGTCGAATACCGAGAAGCCGGTGAGGTTGGTTCCCCCCGTGGCACGGACAATGGTGCCCCCGAGGGAGCTGTCCGTGGGCTTCGCGCCTGCGCCGGGGATATTTTCGCCGATGCCGACGCCGCCGAACATGGGCAGGGTTTCGGTGGTGGCGAGGATGCCGCCCGACAACGCAAAGCGCGTGGACGGGTCCGGATAGGCAGTACCGACGATGAGGCCTCTGGACTGGACATTAAACGAGCCCGCAGCATTCGTCGTCGCGTTGGGGTTAATGGAAAACTGAGCGGTCATGGGTCAAACCCTTGTGCGTGGGTGGGTGGAAAGGGGCACTGGTGCGCCCCTCAGTTCCCCGAGGATATACGGAAACCCCGCACGCGGCGGGACGGGCGACCCATGGACTTGACGAAGGAGTCCTTACCGTAAAACACGGTGGTCCTCTGCCCCGTCGTTGCGTCCTGGCGCGTAACCGCGCGCAGTTCGCCTTCCCCGAGGTCCACCGGGGAAGCCGCCGCCCGCTCGCTGTCGGCGTAAATCTGCCGCTCGGCCACATCGAAAGCCGCGTCGGGGAGCTGCGTGAGCTTGATGCCCTTCCAGCTGTCCGAATAGGTTTTGAGGTGTCCGGCGAGACGCTTGCGGTAGTTCAGAAGGCTCTCGCCTTCGAGCGGCCGGGGAGCGCGCTTGCCGAAGCCGTTGAAGATCGAGTCGGCGCGGGACTGAGCATCGGCGAAGGCTGAATGCTCTTCGTCGGAGATCGGGCGCACCTTCCGCTCCAGCTCGGCGAGACGCTTCTTGAGTGCCCGGACAGTCGCCGAATCGGCGCGCGAATCCTTGCGCTTGTCGTCGTCGTCATCGTCGTCGCCCCAGGCGTCCTTCCGGTCGTCGTCGTCGTCATCATAGTCGTCGGCACAGTGAGCGGCGGCCTTCCGGTCGTCGTCGTCGTCACCGCGCTTCGAATCCTTGCGCTTTTTGTCGGCTTTCTGGATCACTTCCCCACCTTCGTGTTTGAGCTCCAGATCGCCATCCTTGCGCTTGGAATCGTCCTTGCGCTTTTTGTCGGCGACCACCGGGGGCACCTTGCCCTCCTCTTCGCCCTCTTCTTCGGCGGTGGCGTCCTTCCGGTCGTCATCGTCGTCGTCCTCCCCCTCCTTGATGGGGTTCTTGGTCTCTGTTTCCAGAGCGTCCATGCGGGCGTGCAGGATGGTGAGGGAGTCGAGCACCTTGTCCAAAGGCTCGCCTGTGCCCGCCTTCTGATCGGCCTTCGTCGTCATGTTGAACTCCTGAGATAGCTCATCTGAGCTTTTTTCCGGGTCGCGTATTTATCCAGCCTTTTTGCTAATCGGTCAATGGACTTTTTAACTTGAACGCGCTGGATACGCTCTACAAGGGACTCAACTGAATCGGCTAGGGCGAAAATTCGGTCATCCATTACTGGCACCGAGCCTTCGCTGTCCACCCGAATTCCGGTGGCGTCCCCGCCCTTGTCCCACACCCCCCGCTCGCAGATTGCGAGATGGTCGATATAGGAGGGGTTACCTTCAACTAGCATGGATTCACCATTGTCTAGTTGAACCTCGTAATTCACCTGCGGGTCTCGAAAGACCACACTGGGTGAGGTGGAAAGGGTCTCCTCGCTCAGCTGCTTCGCGGTTTCCCGGTCATAAATCCGAGCAATGCCCCAAACATCATCCCCTTTGATATACGGTAATTGCATCACCCCGACAATCTGTTTCGCGAAAGAATCGGAGTCAAGCATCGCTTTTTCGGGGTGTTCGTAGATGACCGGGAGCCCTTGGCACCGGCGGAGAAAGTCCTTGGTCAGGTAGATTTCGGGCCGCCTATACACCCACTCCTTCAGCTTCGGCCGATAAGAGACGCCAGTGCCGCTGATCCGCATATCCACCAGCAATACATTCTCGAACGGCTGTGGCGAGGCCAGCTCACCGTCGCGCATAGCTTCAGCCACCTCAAACTCGTTGAAGGTGAGCTTTCGAAGGGCGATCAGAACCCCGGGGTGGAGCTCAAAGTCCATTGGCTCAATCCAAATCAAAACCGAGTTCAGTCAGCAACGCGATTTCCTCTTCCTCGGACAAACCGCTCTGGGGGTCAACCTCAGCGGGTCCCCCGGGGGGAGCCCAAGGGTTGAGGATTTCCTCCAGCTTGACTTGGTCGCGCTCGGCGAGAGCCTCCAAAGCAGCAGCAATCCGCTCAGGCTGGCCCTCCAGCTTAACCGGAATGTAGCTCTCATAAAAGGGCACCATGTCCTCGGGTAGGCGCGGCGGGCCTAGTGCCGGATTGAACAGCTGGCCTTCGGGCATCACATCGTCTCCATGGTTACAACGTGGATATCCGCACCATTGATGGTCTCTGTCCGATAGCCGGTCAGCTTCCAGAGGTTCCGCCCCCGGGGGAGGACCACCTCACGCTCGTGAGTGTCTTCGTGCCCCTGAGCCAACCCAACGTGACACCCCGGGCTCTCCTTCGTGAACTTGCACTCGAACAGAATCGCGTCGCTTCCTCCTCCAGCCCAATTCCGGGCGAATTGCTTCGAGCTGGAGATGGAGACATAGCCGTTGTCGTGATAGGCTGCGCCGGTCTTGACCGCATGCTCGGGGTGCATATTAAAACCGGCTTCCTGCCATGATTTAACGCCCCGGTAGAATACCGTGTTGGCGGGTATCGTCCCCGAGAGGGTCGCTGTGTCGAGCGCCGCCGCCTTAACCGCATTGGCCATGGAGAGGCCCTTGCCGGCCCGCAGCTGCGCGTTCACACCCTTATAGCCGGTGCCCTTGTAGCTCGCCAGGGCAATAGCTTCTGGCCCATGAAGCATCTTCTGGCCCATCGCCGAACCAAGGGCCTTGTGGAGAGCGAGGCTTTCGTTTCGGGCCATGCCCTTGATGCTCACGTTGCCGAAAGCCTTCTTGACCTTGGTCGGGTTCTCCAGCCCCATGTCCTTATAGGGGCTCGCGGCTGGCGTAGGTGTCCCGGGGGTGCTCTGCTGTGCCGACGTACCCGGGGCCTTTGGACCGCTTTCATAGGCCGACTTTGCGTTCTGGAAAGCCTGTTTCGCCGCGATGTGGTTCTGGAGCGCCTTCTGTCCCATGTTGGACTTCTTGCCGTAGTCCTCGATGGTTTTCTGCAGGAGCTTCTTAGTGGACAGGAATTTCTCCGCCGTCGCAATGTAGTCGTGCAGCTCGGCGTATTTCTCCTTGCTCGCCGCCGGCATCGTTTCGCCTTGGCCCGCGAAATGGGATTTAACTGCCTGTTCGGCTTCGGACGCCGCCTGCTTGAACTTAGGCAGCTCGGCTTCGAACTTGCTCAGGATTTCCTTGTATTGCTCAGGGTCTTTCCCGTGCATAAAGCCAACTTCAGCCGCCATCAGCTCGTTGACGGCTTTATTGAAGGTGTCCTTGCTTTTGTCGTAGTTCTCCGCCGCCTTGAAGAGGTTCACCGGCTCCGCCGGGGCCGCCGGAGCCGGTGCGGGCTTTGCTGCCGCCGCCTTCGCCGCCTTCTTGGCCTTGGTCGCCGCCGCCTTCGCTTCGAAATAGCCCTTGGGCGCAAGCGAGGTCATCTTGGCCTTCAGACCAGCCAACTCAGCCTGCTTGGCAACATATTCCGGCGTGCCCTTCTCGATTCCCTTGAAGCCCGTCATGAGCATGGAGGCGTAGGCTTTGGACGCGGACTTGAAGTCCTCGGAGAGCGGGGCGCTCAACGGGTCCTCGACAGCCTCCCCGGGCTCCTCCTTCAACGGCTCCATGGCCGGAAGATTGAGGGACACGGACCCTCCAGCGAGGGCAACCTTGTCCTTGAATGCCTTCTCCATGGCCGCCTTGCGCGCCGCGAAGGTCTCAAAAAGCCCCTTGGCGTTGGGGAGCCCGGACTGCTTGAAGGCCCACTTGGCTTGCTCCATGTCAATCTTTTCAAGGGCCTTCAGAGCAGCCTGGTAAATCCCCGGGTATTTGTCAAACAGCTTTCCGAACACCTTCCCAGAGGAGAAGGCGGGGTTGAGCATGTTCTCAAGCGTATCGGTCGGGTCGGCGTTGAACGGTTTGGCTGACCCCACCCCCTTAAAATCGAAGGAGCCCCCGAGGTCGAGTTGGGTCAGGTCCTTCGTCCCCTCCGACATCATGACATTGATCGGCATACCGCCTTCGCCACCAATCGCATCCCAATTGTTGGTCAGGACCGCCGCCGCGTACATCTCGGCGAGCTGAACTCTCTGCTCGGGGGTAAGGGCCTGCGGGTCAGTGAGGTCGCTCAGTTTCAGCTGCTTCAGGTTGGGGTCAAGTTCTGAGGACACCGAGGGTTCATTATTCGTGTATTGGAATACGGGGTTGACCGTATTAACCCCAATCTGTTTCAGTATCTCCCCAGACAAGACTTCCGTCTTGGCGGCCTTTTCGCTGGGAAACTTGACATAATGCTGTGTGCCGTCCGGGGATTGGAACACACCACCGGTGGTATAGCCTTGCGCGCCGCTGATCGACTTCCAACCAGTCACATGCTCCGGATTCGCGCCGCTGGATCCAATTGGGGCGAATTTGCCGTCAGGCCCCCGGGGGTGCTTGCCCTCTTCCCAAGCGGCGTCAGCCCGGGTGTCGTCCTTCTTGGCGCTCTTCTCGGGCAGCATGGATTTCTGGATCGCCAGGTTGGGGGCAATCCACATGTAATCCGTGTGCTCATGATTGAGCTTGGGGACAAATTCCTCTTCACAATCGTACAGATACGTGGTGAAGTTCACGCCGTTCCGGACCCGCTTGGTGTGGAACACGCCCGCATGCTTAACCTTGTATCCGACTTCCTCCATGGCCTCCCGGACCGCCGCTTCAGCCGGGGTTTCCCCCGCCTCGATGTGCCCGCCGGGGTAAGCCCAGCCCCCGGTGTCCGAGCGCCGCAACAGCAGCACCCGGCCTTCGGGGGACCGGAAGAGGATGCCGGATGCATTGATCGTCACCGGACGAACCCCTTGGTCTTGCGTTGGGACACCAGCGATTCCATCCGCGCTTCGGCCGCCCCCACCGCGTCGGCGAGTTGCTTGACCAATAGCTCAGTGTCCTGCTTCGCCTCCAGCTCGGCGAGCGCGTCGGACTTCGAGCCCTCGCCCTTGAGCGCTGACCGGACCTGATTGCGGATTTCGTCCCGGAGCGCCTGAATCTTCTGCTTGTGGTCGTCCACCGCGTTCTTGCGCTCGGTGGGCTCCAGAGCGCCGAGCGCCTCTTCAGCGTCCCGGAGCTGGGCGGGAAGGTCCAAGGCTTCGGCATCATCCACGCCGCTGATCTTGCCGGCGTTCTTCGAGGCGTAGAACACCCGCTCACCCTTCTTGGCCCCATATTCCTTGGTCATGGCGGCCTTGATTTCTTTGCCTTTGGAGGTCAGCGGCATGTTTGTCCCCTATCATGGTGACAGCTTGGTTCATCGGGCAGTATAAGGCCCCGTTTGCATTTTCACAAGCCCTTATTCCGGGGGATCAGACGACGTAAATCCACACCGACACAGGGGCGCTGTAATCGGAACCGTGCGGCCCCCGGTTATTGAAGGAGGCGCAATTATCCCCCCGCATCCCAAACGGGTATCGCGGCATTTGGGTTTCGAGGGTCTGTGGGGTAGCGCCCTTGGGCGTCAGGGGTAGGCGGGCCGCCCGCGTCCCAAACAGGTATTGCATTTGCGTAGGAGCCCTGATACACGGGCAAGGCCCCAGCCGCGTTGTTTTGAGCGTTGGGGTGTGACGCCGCCGGGGCAGGCTCCGACACGAAATAGACAGGGATAGCCGACTCTGGGTCGTGACTGTTGTTCGGAGGGGAATTCCCCGTCCAAGTCGGTCTCGGGGCGACTGTAACCGGCATCGCACCAAGAGCAAGCGCTTGATCGTTAGGTTGCTTCATAGCGCCATTTCCTTCTCAACGTCGGCCAAGGTCTTTTTGCCCTTCGCTGTCAGCATATCCGGGGGCAGAGCATCGATGTTGTAGATGTACTGCCCGTAGCAGCGGCAGAATACCGGCTGGCTAAAGCCCTCGCCCTCGGCTTCAAGGGCCTGATAATAACCGCTGGGGCAGTCGGGTCTCGGGACCGCCTTCATGAGCCCCGCCTTCAAGGCCCAATTGCCCTCGATAGCATAGACCTGCCCATCCCTGTTCTTGTGGTCCCGCCTCCACTGATAGCCGCCCTTTTCCCGGGTCGGGTTCTGCCGCCAATGCGAGTGCCACACAACCGCGATGGCCCCGGTGTTCTCGGCGAGGACGGCGTTCAGCGCGGCGTTGAGCTTGTGGCCCTGATCCGTGTTGAGCCGGTTCTTCTCGAATTTAACCTGTCTGACCGTTTTCGCAAGCGATTCTTTGAGGTCGTTGGCCGCCTCTGAATTCTTGGGCCGCCGGTGGATTGGAATGGTCGCGTAGGGCTCCCCGCCATAGCCTTGGGTCATCTGGGCCTGCATCGGGAGCGAGGAGACCCAGCCTTTGAACCGCCGGAGCGTCCCGTTGACCGCCGCTTCCTGCCGCAGCTTGATCAATCCGACTGATTGTAGCACCCTCGCGTCAAGCTCCTTGCGCATCTTCGCCTGCAGCTGGGGCTCGGACACGTAGGGAGCAAAGAACATCCTCGGCGACATCCTCTGTGCTTTAGCGAACTGCTGCTGAAGCGCGCGAAGCCTCTGGGGGATTTTCCGCGTGTTGCGTTGGTAGATGCTTGACAGATACTCGGCGAGCTGCTGCGCAGACTGCTTGGGTGGGAGCATCGCATTCTTCGCCGCCGCCTCGATTCGCGCGGACCACGTATCCAGATCAGATTGCGACGTGTAGCCGTGCTGCTGGAAGAAGGCGATTGCCTCCCGGATCACCTTGGCGAATTCGAGCTTTGGGCTCATTTGGACTGCCCCAGCTTGCCCCGGAGCTTGTCAAGGGGAAAGGCGGCTGCGACCTGCGGGGGGAAGTCCCCGAGTATCTTGGCGGCCTTATCGAAGCGCGCCGCGAGGCTGTCCGCCTGCCCCATCCTCATCTTGACGCGACCGCCTTGGCCCTCGGGCTCCTCCTCGCCGCCGGGGCGCATCGCCTCCATCTGCGCCTTAGCCTGCTCCTCCTGCTGGGCCTGTTGGTCCTCAAGGTTCGCGGTGAGCGCATCGAAATCGAATTCCAGCGGGCTGATGAACATTGTCCGGTTGGAGCTGATGTTGTCGGTGGCCCACTGGTAGAGAGCGATCTTGTTCTCAAGGTCAAGGACCGGCTCGAACACCTGAATCAGGGCAATGACTGCCTTGAGCTTAATATCCTCCAGACGCGCCAGTTCGCTCTCGGGCTCCTTGAGCATCGAGGGCCAGGAAGCCGTGAAGGAATTCTTCCACATGTAGAAGGCTTCCTTGTACGACATCTGGCCGTATGTGTTGGGGAAGTCCTTCTGAATGTCCTTGAAAAACTCTTCCGTCCACGCCCGGTGCATGGCGATAAGATCAAAGAATTTGAACAACGGGTCGAGCGAATAGCGCAATCGGTCGATGTATCGCGCGATGGCCTTGGCGTCCTCGGTGCCTTCCCCGAAGCCCTCCACGAAGGCTTCCTGCGCAAGGAGCTTGATCGGCATGTCGGCCGAAGTCGCAATGTTCTCAAGGATATTGCGCCGGGCGAGGGCGTGCGGGGCGTCCATGTTCTGGAGGTTCAGGCTCTCGACGCTCTCGTCAATCGAGACGTTGATCACGTTGCCGGTCTCAGCTTCCTTGACCACATTCCGCTTGTCCGCGAAAGCCGCCCTCATGATCTGGTTGGCGATGCTCCCCGAGGGCTTGGTCTTGGAAACGAGGACACCCACCTTGGTCTCGATCAGGTCGTCAGCAATCATGGTCTTGAGAAACGATTTCATCGGGTACAGCGCCCGCTGGAACACGCTCCGGCCGACGAAGCCAAAGGCTGAAGAGGAGTAGGCGATATACACCGGGAATTCGTTCATGATCGTCACCGCCTTCGAGCGGTGAAACTGGTTCCCCTGCACGCTGATCTCTTGGACCTTCATGAAGTTCATGGCCATCGGGTTCTGATTCAGGACCAGAGAGCCAGATGTGTTCAGCGGATCATACACATTGAAACTGATGTTGGCGTCGGGCAGCTCCCAAGGCCGGAGCTGGTTGCTGCTCTCCTCGCCGTCCACGAGCATCCCGAGCGACGATATGCCGTAGGTGCGGGCCATCGCTGCCGTCTGGAAAATGTAGGCGTCAGCGTTGATCTCAGCCCACTGCGCCTTGAAGGCGTCCGTGCAACGCTCCCCCGGGGAATTGGGCACTGAAATGTCCCGGCCTTCGGCGAGCGCGAGCTGGAGCGGGGCGCAGACCATCTTGAAGCCGAGCGGGTGCCAGAGGAAGAGCTGCTTGCAGGTCTGATAGCTGACGGCATCCCCCGGGGTGATATCCGGGGCAAGCATGATTTCCCGAAGGGTGTTGCCGAGGCTGTCGAAGCCAACATTGATCGTCGCCATCAGAAACCCTTCCAGTTGCCAAGTCCGATAGCCAGGCCGTAGGTATAGCAGTCGAGCAAGTCGTCAGCCCTCTTATACGCTTCCTTGTCACCGATACGGAAGCTGGTGACTTGGGTAACGAGGTGATTGACCTCGTGCTCGTGGAACATTACAACCTTGTCGTAGGCGTATTGGGTGATCTTGCATTGGCCCGAGTAGTGCGCGCCGTTGACGGCCATCGCCCTCTCATCCTTGCCCTTTGCAGTCAGCTCGGACTCAATCGCCACCACCGGCCAACCCCGGGCCTCACCGGCTTGGAGGAGGATGGTGCCTGAGCCCTTGTCCTCGATATAGACCTGACCCCAGCCGAAGCGCACCTTCATCGTCCGGGCGAGCTGCTCAAGCCTCTGGAAAACCGAAGGGAGCCACTCCACTAGCAGCGAGCCGTTGATGGAAATGATGTCATAATCGAGGATGAACAAGTGGGGTTCGGGGACGTTCGACAGGCCCCAGTAGATCACACCGGTGCCGTCGTGTTCCGAGCCGCTCTTGATCGCGGTGTCGAGGGTGACGAAGATCGTGTCAACGATCTCAGGGCTCGGCACCGGCTGGTCGTCCTCCATCCACTTGCTCAGGGAGAAGAAGGCAATGCCCCGGAAGTCCACGAATTCGGCTTCATACTCCTGCATCCACACCAATGGATGGACGCGGGCCTGAATTTCGTCTAGCTCCTCCTGCGGGAGGTAGGGATTGGCCCGGGACGGGGCGTGATACTCCACGAAGCCGTATTTCGGGTTACAGCACACCTGCCAGAAGAAATTTTCAGGGTTCACACCATTGGTGTTGGACGAAACGAGCGCCGCGCCGCGATAGTCCACGAGCGTCGGCCGAATGGCCCGCTCCCAAGTGTCGATGGCGTTCGGCTTAGTGAAGGCGGCCTCATCGGCGATAACAAGGTGATATTTTCGGCCGCGCCCCGCCCTGTCATCCTCCAGCGACCAGAAGTCCACTCGCCCATCCGTCCGGGCGCGCATCAGCGGGGCAGAACGGTTGGACTCGGTCAGGATCGGCTCAAGGATTTCCTCCACATCGCGGAAGGACTCCATGAGGTATTTGTAGTTTGGGGCGAACCATCCGACATTGGCACCCTTCGCAACGAAGTCAGCCGCCAGCACGCAGTCAAAGGTCGTCTTGCCCCAGCGTCGCCCCGCGCGCAGTGCGCGAAGCCGCCCGGGCCGCCAGAAGGCGTTGACCTGATCGGCGTGCAGCTCGGGGAGTTTGACCTCAACAATGTGCTGAGCGACGCCGGGGCGAGCGCCCCCGCCGCCCGCTCCTCCGCCGGGGGGCCTCTGCCCATTACCTCCCCGGCCCCGGAAGGGGACAACGACGTTGTCATTCATTTGTCATGGTCTTTCTTGGCGACCTCGCCCTCAATCTGAACCTTGGCCTTGGGCATGACGACATTGGCCCCGGGGAGATTGGGGAGACCGCCGGAGAGCATGAGTTTTTCCTGCCCCGTCTTGACCGCTGCGACCGCGATCAGCTTGGGATGGACGTACATTGCGGCGTTCTTGGCCGCGTCCACACGGAGATTGATGGGGACAATGTTGGACCGATACACCGCCATGAGGAATTCGAGCGGTGAGGCGTCATCTTCGAGCCCCAAGTCAACGTACAGGTCATCGTCGTCGTCATCGCCAGCCATGGCGCGCTCCCAGATTTAGGGGACGGCGGGAGCCTTCTTTTTGAACATTCGATGTAGCCATTGAAGGGGTTCCGTTTGAGCGAGGGTGACTACTCCTCGCCCTGAAGGGCGAGGCTTCTGGCTTCAATGGCAACTGCACGAACACGAGGATTACGCCTCACGCCGTGTCTGACATTGCCTCCACCAGCAGCAGCGGGCAGCCCACCCGCCAATATCCGGAGACCTTCGCCGCGGATATTTATCGCCGCATTCACGTCACGATCGTGATGCGTGCCGCAATGGGCGCAACTCCACGACCGAACATCGAGCGGCACGGCGTCGGCGACCGCACCACACGTCGAGCAAGACTTGCTCGACGGATACCAGCGATCAACCTTGACGAACGCCTTGCCGGCGCGCGCCGACTTATACTTGACGAAGTTTACCAACATGCCCCAGCCCGTGTCCGATATGGCACGAGCCAGAGTCGGCAGCTTCATCATACCCTTCACGTTGAGCGTTTCGACGGCGATCACTTGGTTCTCGTTAACGATCCGTCGAGACAGCTTGTGCAAATAGTCCTTACGGGCGCAAGCAACGCGCTCATGTGCCCTCGCTACCAGTTGCCGGGCCTTGTCCCGGCTGTTCGAGCCTTTCACTTTGCGCGATAGCGATTGCTGCTTGCGCTTGAGATTCTTCGTCGCCTTGTTCAGGTGGCGCGGATTAGAGAATTTCGCGCCATCCGAAGTGACGGCCAGATGCGTCAAGCCGACATCGATGCCGATGGCCTTGCCGTCGGTCGAAACCTCGGGGAGTTCGGAGCCATCCTCAGTCAGCACGGTGGCATAGAACTGGCCGCAAGCGTTGCGTGAAATCGCGACAGTCTTGAAGGCCCCGACAATCTCCCGGTGTACAACGCAGCGCACCCAGCCAATTTTCGGCAGGTAAATTTTCGTGCCGTCGATCTTCACGCGCTGCGGATATTGATACGACTGGCGTCCATGTTTCGACTTAAAGCGTGGATATTTTCCGCGCTTGGCGAAGAAATTCTCATAGGCGCGGGCGAGATTCTGCAACGACTGTTGCAGCGCCTGCGAGTCCGCCGCCTTGAGCCACTCAAACTCCTGTTTGAGTTTTGGAAGCCGAATGGTCAGCGCGCGATAATTCAGGCCCTTGCCAGTCGCCCGATAGGTCTCCTGGCAAAGAGCCAGCGCGTTGTTCCAAGCCCACCGCGCACAGCCAAACTGAATCGCAAGGCTTTGCGCCTGCAGTTCAGTAGGATAGAGACGGATGCGCGTTGCATTGAACATTTCTTAGACATAACCTGTTTTTGCCTAAAAGCAAGAAGAAAGACGCCTTATATCCCCGCCCTAAAGAGACGGGGTTTTATGGCGACTCTGATAACAAAGCACGGACCTTACGCGAGGCCAATCCCAGCTCGCGGGACCATTCGAGCCATAACAATCCAAGGTGGGCTCCGCAACACCCTTGATCCCGAAGCCATCCAGCGCGAGAGCCCGCCCCCCGGGGATCAACCACAATTCATCGCGCCCCGCCTCACGCTTCGAGGTCGGGCGACGGCGAATCGCAACGAATACCAGACCGCCGTAGCGTGCCCGCCGGTCGATCCACGCAGGCTGGAACGGCTGAAACTTCACCGCCCATGAAGAGGTCGCCTTAAACTCCAACCACCCTTGAGCCCCGTTCGGGAAGCAGTATTCAGAATCGGGGACACCGGGGACAGTCGTGGTTTCGATGGAGGTCCATTGGGCTGGTTGGAGCCGCTCGCGAAACAAGGTCCGCAGCCCACCGTCAACTTTCCTCATACTTCAGCCCCCGGTAGGGTCGGCGGCGGGTGCGGACCGGGCCGTTGTCGAAGAGGCCAGCCTGATTGCTATAGGCCACGCTCCACCCCGGGGCAGCCTCGCGTGCAAACAGCTCGCAGTAAGGCCCGCCAACCAGCATTTCAATCCGGCGGCGGGCCTCATCAGGCTTCCGGGAATGCTCCTGGAGGGAGGAGACCAAGAGCTTTCTCACGGACGCACTATTGCGTTTCGGTTTCCCCCGGGTCGCCAGGAGGCACATCTCAGGGTTGGATCGGGTCCAATGACCAAGGCCAAGGAAGTAGCCTTCACCCGACTTGTTCAGCTTGACCCAGTAAAAGCCCACGGTCTTGTAGATGAAGCCCCAAGCCTTGATCAAGGCGAGCGCCTGTTCAAGATGAGTGTCCGTCGTCCACATCATGAGTACGCAGTTCTTTGCTGCGAGCGAGGAGACCGGGAGAGCTGCAAGCTCCTCCGGCCTCATCGTGTCGTAGTGCGCGCTCGGTGACCGCCCACTGCCCTTCGCGCTATACGTCACGTAGTCCCACGGTGGGTCTGCATAAATGACGCCGTAGGTGCCCTCTGTCACTCCGCTGCGGCGCGCGACTTCCGGGCGTTCTCCCGGGCGACCTTCCGGTTGGCCTTGACCTTGTCGGCGATCTTGCCGGCGAGCTTGAACGACGGAATGGCCTTGGCGGGCTTCACAGCCTTTGGGGGCTTGATCCGCTTGGCCTTCGGTTCCGACTTTTTTGCGGCCTGCTCTCTCTCCAGCTTCTTGGCGAGACGCTTGGCAGCGCGCTCTGCCTTGGCCTCGGCTTCGGCTTTGGCCGCGAGACGGGCCTTGACCGCAATCGACTGCTCTTCACGCGCGCCGGGGCGTGCCCAGCGGATCGCGATGCGACGGCGAGCCTCTTCACTGGCCATTGTGGCCGGGCCTCGCTTTTTGGTGGTTGCTCCGGTGTTCATTTCCAATACTCCATCAATTCAACATTGACCTCCCTTATAACCCTGGGACAAACAAAAGAAAAGGCCCGGAGTGACCCGGGCCTTCATTTCTTTACGTCGGGGGTGATTGGCTTCAGGCCGCCTTCTTGACCTTTTCGCCAGCTCCGAGGGCCTTCCATTCCTGATTATTCAGGACCATGATGCTACCGCCGACCTTCTCGAAATTGGAGGCATCGTCATAGGCCGCTTCGTCCTCTGCTGCCCGGGTGACTGCGTTGGCCAGCCCGTACTGCGTCAGGCTGCCGCCCTCGATCAGGTGCTTGAGCACCGACTGGCGGGTGGTCGAGGTCATCAGGTAGCGTTCGGCCACGGAGTTGACAACTTCCACAACGTCGCCGGTGATCTGGCGTTCGGACGTGCCCTTGATCTCTTCCACGAGGGCATCGAATTTCGCCTCATCGAAGGCGTTCTTGACGACATCGCGGATTTGCATGAACACCGCCTTATCGGTGGCCTTGCGGGTGGAGTCGGACAGCATGCGGTAAATCTCTTCGCCGCCGAGGTCCATCTTAGCGCCGACGTGATACTTGCGCATGCCCTTCGCCGGAATCCACATCAGGTTGGTGCACATCTTGGTGATCGTCCCCGCGTCCACCCCGAGCGCCCCATAGCCGACTTCCGAGTTGTAAATGGAAATCGCCGGGGAAAGCGTATCGAAGAAAACGTGCGAGCCGTCGCCGATGGCGTGGCCCTTCGGAACGTCGCGCTCGATGCGCCGGTCAACCGCCTTGATGTAAAGGCGACGCTCGGTAATATCAGCCGAAACGATCTGAAGGTTCATCTCCTCCAGAACCGGCAGGACCGCCTCGGCGAGGTCGAGATTGTCCAGCGGACGGTAGCTGTTCGAAAGGAAGGCGCGAGCGTTCCCGTCGAGAGTGCGGACAAGGCGCTGCGCGGGCTTCGCCTTGAACCAAGTGTTGACGTTCTGGCGAAGAAGCTCAGGCTGCTCGGCGCGCATCACATCGTAGTAGCGGCCCGGGACGCCGGTGAATTCGGCGATCTGCTTGTGGGCGAGGTCGTTGATGCCGAAATCCTGATTGGCGAAACCCAGGCCCAGACCCTCGTTCATTTCCATGACGTTGGTGGGGGCAATGAAGTCGCGCTTGGACTCGGCTTGACGATAGACTTCGGCCGCGAGCTGCTGGAGGTTCTTTCCGATTTTCATGACTGCCGTCCTTTTGCATTGTAGTGGACTTATTTCCTAACCACGAGGGCAGTTCTAATTGAATCAAAATCAGAAGGCAAGAGAAAAGTTACAACTCACATAACTTTTTTCTTAGGCACAACCCAAGTCCGTTGTCTCCCCACAGCTCGTGGGTTGGGGGCCGTATATGCCTTGCCGACGTGATAGGGGCAATAGGGCCGACCCGGCACCTTCGGCTCCCCGCAGAACATCATGTCCCGGGCCTTGACGCGAAAGCCGGATATCTCCCAGCGACAACCGTTATAGGGCAGATCATCGAACGCAACCCCCGGGATGGCCGGTGGGGGCTCGATCTTCTCCGGCTCCGGGGGCACGACCCCAGGCTTGAGGACCTTCGCAACAGTCGGCGGCATCGGGTCGCAGAGCAGCTTGAGCCTATTGCGCGCCGAATAGCCAATGACAGCGTTGCGTGAGACCGGGAGCTTGAACCGCTCGGCGAGGACCTCAGAGATTTTCTGGTATGTCGCCCCCTCGGCGATCAGCTTTTTGAGCAGATCGGTCGCCCCCGGGAGCTTCCAGATACCTGGATTGTTAGCGCTCATTCCAACCAGGCCCTCCACCTATCCCCTGCCAGCTCGGCGCTCATGGACCTTTTGGCCTTGAGCACCGAAATCAGGCGTTCCTCCACGGTGTTCCGCGCCCGAAAGTCCACGAAGTGGACGTGCCCGGTCTGCCCGAGCCTCCGCGCACGAAACTCTGACTGTTGCCTGTCTTCCTGATCCCAGCTGTTGGCGAAGAACAACACCAGCCGCGCCGCCGTCCACGTGCCGCCCTTGCCCCCGACGCTCTGGTTGGAGACGATGAACCGCGTGTCAGGGTCCTTCTGGATGCGGGTCCGGGCCTCGCCGCGCTCCCGGTCCGAGGTCGCGCCCCAATAGGTCACGCAGCTTGCCTCGCCGTAGGCGGTGCGGATCGCGTCGGTGATCTTCTCCAGCGCTCGCGGGTAGGGGGCGAAGATGATCGCCTTGCCGCTCTGGTCGCCAATAACCTCCATCAGGCTGTCAATGCGATTGGACGGTACGTCGTGAATCGTCCCGTCCTCCGCCTTGACGTGTCCGCAGATGATGTGGTGAAGCAGGGCGAGCTGATGCGCGGCGTTGGTCGCCGTGACGCGGGTCATCGCGTCCAGAGCCGCTGTCGCCTGCTTCTTGAGCCGCTCGTACAGGTCTGCCTGTTGATCGGTCAGGCCCACATCGTAGTAACTGTACGAGCGTGGGATATCGGCCACGTCCTCCAGCAGTACCCGCGATGTGTAGGGCGCTGTCTTCTCCCGAAGCTCTTCAAGCACCCCGTCGCGCCACCCTACAATCACGGTCGCCGCCCGCCCGGGCTTCTCCTTCGTGCGCTGGGCGGCTGGTGTGAAGTTGATTTTCCGGGTGATTGCGTACTTGGCGCGGAAATTGATGTAGTGCTCGCCGAGGATGCGGCTGTCAAGGAACTTGTATTGGCTAAACAGGTTCTCCGGGCTCTCGGGCGAGATCAGACCAGACATGATCACCCGGTAGTCGGCGCGAGGCTTGACCTCCTCCAGCACCCACTTGGTGCGCCCCGAGTCGTGATGCATGATGCACGTGCTCTCGTCCACCGCCACGAACACGTGCCGGTCCTTCATGAATGCCAACAGATAGTCGCGGGCCTTCCCCGGGCGATTGAGAGCCTCGATGTTCATTGTGAGGAACCGCCGCCGCTGCGTCACCCTCAGGAGGGCATCGAGCTTCTGTTGGTGGCCCTTCGAGGTCGGCCCCCACCAACACCACTCGGTGGAGCGGAATTCATCGTGTGTGAGCCACCGTTCAAGCTCCCCCAGCTCGGGCTCGATGGCGAGCTTTGTTGGCATCGTCAGCCAGTTCAAATAGCAGCCTTTGGGGGCGAGCAGGACAAGGTCCACGTTCTCCCCGGTCGCCAGCTGCTGATTGGCGTCGCGCCAGAGCCACGCGCGCAGGAGGGGCCGCGACTTCCCGCAGCCCATCTCGGCGGTGAGGGCATGGATCGGCGAGGCACACATGCGCCGCGCCATCATCTGCTGGTGGATGCTCGGGGCGAAATCGCCCGCGTAGTTTACGTCCGTCACTCAGCCCTTCTCCTCAAGGCTCGCGAGATACAGGTCAAGCAGCTCTTCTTCCTCGCGGCGCTTGGCCTTGTCCATCCTGCGGTAGGCGATCACCTTGCGGATGATCTTGGCGTCATAGCCCTTGCCCTTGGCCTCGATATAAATGTCCTTGATATCGTCCAACAGGGCCTTGGTCTCCGCCCCGAGGTGCTCGATGCGCTCCACGAAGGCCCTGAGATTGCCGCCATCGAGAGTGTTTTGTTCAGCCATCAGATCAGCCCCTTTTCCATCAGCAGCCACTCAGGCGCGTCAATTCTCACTTCGTCCTCGTTGACGTAATCGTAGCTGATCTGGCTCTTGGGAAGCCAAACCCCATCCGATTCGTCGCCTGTATCCGTGACGAATATAGCCTTAGCTGATTCACGAACAAAGAGCGCAATTAGCGTGTGGCGGGTGCTGCCCTGCCTGGACCAGGCCATGTCACTCGGCTCCCTTCTTGTTGGGGGCCCGAACCCACGAGCGCGGGTCAATCCTCCGGGCGCAGGCGTCGCAGAGGTCAAAGGACACTTCCCACCCCGCGTTGGGTTCAGTGGTTGACGCCACCACCACAGAAGCCTTGAACCAGGACACAGGCGTCTTGCCTGAGCGATCTTCGATGGTGGCGTCGCAACCATCGCACGTGAAAACGACCATTCGGCTCATCAGGCCACTCCTCCATGGGCGGGGATATACTTCTGTTTCGGGCGTCCGGTCCCGTTGCGGGCCTTCAGCCATTTTGACACTTCGCACAAGCAATTTTGTAGGTCCTGCGCCGAGAGGTCGATGCTCTGGGCCAGTAGGGTTGGGGCCACCGCCTCGATCAGGCGATTCAGGGACAAGCGCCACTCATCTTCGGACCACGCTGCGTCCATGGGAAACCCACGGAGAAGGTTCAACCCCCGGCGGCTCCCCGGGCCGCTTGCGGCGAAGCTCTTCCAGTCCGGGGCATCGCACAATGGCCTAATGAACTTGACATCGGCCACGATCTGCGCCGATAGGAAGCTCCCCAAGCCGTACAATGAGGTCAGGCGCGTGTAGAAGCTCTGCAGGCTGTCGCCCAAGACCGGGCGCACCCAGCTTCTCTTCTCCCATGCCGGGGTCAACTGCATCGCTGCGAGATAGGCCGCCTTGCTCTGACCCTTGAACTCGGACGTGGAGCGGATCATATAGGCGGCGCGATAGAGCGGCTCACCGCCGGGATTAGGCTGCCCGAGAGTGGCGAGGAAGCGTTTCTCATCCCATGGCACAGGGTAGCCGAGCCGCTCCAGTGTAGCGGGTTCGTTCACGACGCGGCAGACGTAGGACGCGAACCAAGCATCAGGGTCGTCGGCGTGGGGCGTGCGCCAGTTGTTCGCATACCACCGCGTCACGTAGTCGTCCTCACGGCGAATGTTCGTGAAGCGAAAGGCTCTGAGGATCGGGTCGCTGGTCCACGGCGGTTGAGCCCCGGTCTCCCGGAGCAGGCGCACGTTCTCACGCTCGATGATGAATTGGGTGAAGAGCTTTAGCTGCTCAGGGACAAACTCATGCTGTAGCGGGGGCATCCAATCTCCTGTCCTATACGAGGGAACGATTACATTTAACCGAATCGCCTCGTGTAGGCAAGAGATTATTCAGGCGGCTTGCGTTTTATCCCCGGGGTGAACTTTCCCTTGTCGTCCAGCATGAAAATGATCGGGAGCGGCTGGCCGTTGGTCGTGGCCCCGGCGCGGAAGGCTCGGGCGGCTAGGTTCGCATTCGCCTCGGCCAGTTGGTTCGGGGTCATCTTGGCGCGCTTCTTGCGCTGAACCTCGTGGCCGCGACGGGCGCACTCCCGGAAGGCGTCCCAGAGCGTGCCTTTCCACTTGGCTCGATTGAGCATAAAACGCGCCACAGCTGAAAAACTCCACCCACAATGAGTCATTGTCCTGCCACCCAAGAATAACCCCCGGGGGCGTTTCCGTCAACCCCACGCGCGGGGCTTGGTAGGGCTTGGTCGGGGGCTTGGTTTTAGAAAACCAAGCCCCGGGGCACTCTCCACAGAGCCGCTTGATCTTTTTACTGTACGACGGGCTTGGGGGCTTGGTTTTCTAATTAGGGTATATAAATATGGGAAAACGGAGATAGAGAGCAGAGGAGGTAGAGAGGGGAGAAAAGGGAAAAAATGCTCAAAATAGGAAAAACCAGGCCCCAAGGCTCTTTTTCCACCTATTTTTTACGCACGAGACGGCACCAAACCATGGCGATTCCGGGGAATTCCGGCCCTGGTTTAGAGTGGGCCCCTTTTTCCACCAGTATTCTCGTTTCGTTCTCGTCATAATCTTGCCCCAGACACAATGAGAGTTGTTCGAGCCCAATGCAAGTCTTAATTTTGGACTTTTGGGTTGTCGGTCGGTTCTGGGTTTAAGCGGGGGGAGGTGTCCCCCCTAATGGAAGCCGTCGCCCTCAAAATTCCCGATCACCGCCGCTTCCCGCTTCGCTTTTTCGCGCGCCTTGATTGCTGCTGGGGTATGCTCCAAGGCCCATTTAAGCCTCTCCGCTGCCTTCCTGCGCGCGGCTTTCTTCAGTGAGGTCTTTGCGTAAATGTAGGTCTTAAACCCGTTGATCTTCCATCTTCCGGAGGTCACCTCTTCTTTGTTCAGGGTCTTTGAATAACCCGCCTTCTTGATGAGGAATCCAAGCTGCGCCAGGTTTTTCTTCTCGCCGTGCCAATCCTTGAATTCCCCGCTCGCCACGTTAAGAACCTGAGCCATGGTAAAAGCATCCGGGTTTCCAAGCTTCTCAATCGCGTCCATCAGCCCGAGCTGAGCAGAGGACTTGTGCGACGCCACGACCTCATGGAAATCCTCGGACCTCACCGGGGCGGCCCCGGGGCGATAATCGCTCACATCGAGGGTATTCAGCAGGTGAACCACGGCATCCATCCCGCCGCCCTTGTCCCTCCATTCGAGGAACTTCACAAAATAGTCCTTTCCAAGCTCCTCCACTGAGGTGTCTGACCACAGGAAATCATGCCGCCGGTCATTATCGTCAATGAAAATGCCATCTTCCTTGTAATTCGTGGTGATGACCACACCAACGATGTTCGGGATCGAATAAGGCTTCATGTTCTTGTGGTTGATCGAGAGGGTCTCCGGGGGGGCCGTAATCAGCGTCTTCATGGCCTCGTGCAGCTTGTAGCGGTTGGTGTCCCCGAGGTTCTTGGCCTCGGAAACCCGAAGAAGGACCCCCTGTGCCCAGCCGTTAAACTGGCTCTCCAGGATCGTCTTGGGGTCAACCTCCTTGAAGTTCGATGGGCCAATGGCCTCGCGCAGAAACGACAGGATCAGGTCCTTACCCACCCCGGGCTCTCCGCCGAATACAAGTGCGTGGTTGATCTTGACCCCCGGGTTCTGTACCTTAAAGGCGAACCATCGCAAAATCCGCTCCGCGCCCTCCGCCTCGTACAGCTTCTCTAAATGGTCAAGGAACGGCTTCACGTTGCCCTCCACACCCTTCCTCCCCGGGGGGAGATAGGTGTTCAGGGTAGCATCTTCGGGCACATCTCTCGTGTGGCCGTCCGCGTAAACCTTCCCCCTGATAAAGCGGGGCTCCCCGGGGGCATAGGTTAGGCCCACGACGGCGCGATGATGTTGGAGCCACTGGGCCGGTTTCGCCTCCCCAATCGGGGCGAGGCGGCCATTGACCGCCTCCTTGAACCAGAGTTCCATGTTCGGGAGATAACAAAACTTGTGCTCAGACGCCACATACACAAAGTTGTCACGGTTCGAATAGTAGGCGCAGAAGCCTTCACCCGCACCAGCCCCCGGCGGGGCTGCCCGCATCTTCTTGCGGCGGGCCTCCCTGACTTCGGGCTCCCCCTCCTCAGCCCAAGGCTTCCACTTCAATTTATTCAGCTCGCTGATCAGCCGGTCGGCTTCTTCCTGCGCAGCACGCCATGCCGCGTCCTCGGCTTTCTTCTCCTCGGGCGAGCGGCGCGCTGGGACCGGCTCCTTGGTCCCCTTCTCCAGACCATTATTGAGATGGCGCTTTCGTTCCGCATCTGTCCAAGGGTTGCGTGGGTCGAGGTCCACCATGGCCTGCGCCGCTTCGAGTAGGGCCGCAAACGCCGTATCGTATAGCACATCGCCCGCCGCCACGAGATTGCCTGCCGAAGCCGCCGCCTTGTAGAGAGACTGGTGTTGGGCCTCGTTGACTCCATTCGCGCCCCGGAGCCCTCCGCAGATTGCGGCCAGCGCCCGCGCGCCCGGTTCCGTCTCCCCGGTCGCGAAGTCCCCCGGGGTGTAGGTCGCTGCCCTCGCCACCGGGAGCCTCCCGAGCAGCCAACCCGGGATTGGTCTGATGGGGTTGTTGTGCTCGATCACCCACCCCCGGCCATCTGGCAGGGCAGACCCTGGGGCAATCACATAACCGCCGTCGCCGCGCGTGTCGATGCCCGGGGCGAATCCGCCGGAGGAGCTTTTGAGCCCGTCGATCATCTGATAATAGACGTGAACGCCACCCGAAGCCGTCTTGACCCGGAACGAGTCAAGCATCCCATGCTCCACTTCGAGTGCGGCCATGACACTGAGGCCGTCATTCCGGTGTTCTCCGATGGCGTCCACATCTAAAACGTAGATGCCATTCACAACCCCCGTAGGGAGCCCGATCAGGGACCCGGGCCAGCGGTTCCACCAAGCTTCGATCTGTTTTACGTCGGTGGTTGCGTCGAGCAGGCCGTTTTCCGTTCGGGGCCTCTTGGCCTTCTTCCCACCTAGTACTATCTCCCAGCAGGGAAACACCTTGAAGTCCATTTCAGCGTAGCGAAGGGCAATTTCCTTTGGCGTCTTGCCCCGGGATGCGTAGGCAATGTGTGAGTGGTCTATCTTTGGCATGATTGGCGCTCGATTAGCTGAGACGGGAAAACCCCCGGGGTACTTTCGTGACCCGGGGGCGATAGACTCACCAACAATTAGAAGGGGATATCAGTGTCCCCGAGCGATTGTGGAGCGCCCCTGCTCGCCGGGCGGTTGGACGCTGCGCCCGTGTTCGAGCGCGCCGGGGTGTCGTCTAGGGCCATCGCCTCCACGACCTTCTCGCCGCTTTCGAGCTGGTCGATCAGCTCCAGCGCCGCCTTCTTCGCCTCGTGATAGGCCTGGATACCGAAGCCCGGATCACCGAACTTCGAGACCCGCACCGGCTTCGGCACGAACCAGGTGTGCTCTGCGTTGGAGGCGACTTCAGTGCAGACACGCCAGATGCTCCCCCAGATCGGCAGTTCAAGGTACTTCACCCCCGCCGGATCGTTGACCTGAAGCTTGGTGTTGTTGAGACCCGTCATCCAGTTGCGCGCGACCAACAGGCCGGTGGAGCGGAACGGAAGCACCCAGAGCGAGCGGTCCTCCAGCCACCCGTAAAAGTACACCGTTTCCTCCAGATAGTCACCGTTGGGCAGGCCCAACACACGACGCTCCTTGCCATCTTCGGGGTTGATGTCAATCCGCTCCTTCGCCTCGGGCGGAATGTCGGCGTGCTGACCCGCGTAGCCGCCGCGATTCGGCTTCCACTGGACGTAGGCGCGCTGGCGGGCGAGCGGCTGAAACAGGAAGCCGGTCTCGCCCTTCACCACCGGCACTTCTCTGTTCTTGAACAGGAAGTCGCCCGCCTCGGCTCCCTCAACATAGGTCGGGGTGCGCTTGGCGCATTCCGGTGAGTTGCTCTGCAGGAACTTCACCAGTGGAAGGACATTGTCCTCGATCTTCTTGGACAGGCCCCTTCCGGCGTCCCCCTCCAGTTCGCTGAGGACCGACGGGTCGAGGACGGCGATGTTGTTTTTCAGCTCTTCAATCACCGTCAGTGTGTTGTTACTTTTTGCCATTGGTCTCTACTTTCTCGATCTTGAGTTCAATCTTCGTTCCGACGTATGCCCCGAGGAGTTTCATCGGGTCTGCCCCGCCATCGGCAGCGGGCGCAAGCTTGTCAGCCTCGTAAAGCTCGCGGATAATCCGCCCGAGCGTCTGAGGCAAAACCATTCGTTTTTCGGTATAATCAGAATCGGTCTCGCCAATCACCTTCATGATGGCTTCCCGGGTGTCGGGCTCCAGTTCAATGGTGACGACGTTCCTGATTGTATCCGCGTAACCCAGCTCCTTGAGCAGGGCGAAAGCCGCATCCTCGCCGCCCTTGGGGATGGTGGAACTGAAGATGTTCCTGGTCTGGAGCTTACAGGCGGGATAGTTTCCCTCAGCCTCCAGCTCAAAGGTCTTCACCTTGGCCTCGGCGAACTGGTCCACGAGGTCCCGGCTCTCCAGCTTGGTGATCTCGCTCTTGGTCTCGTTGACCCGCCGGTTGAGTTCTTCCAGCTCCAGCTGCTTGGTCCGAAGGGTCTGGGCCGTGGCCCGGAGCCTGGTGAGCCGGTCGATAGGTATAGCAGCCTTTGCGTCGCCTTCGATTTCAGAAAGGATGTCTTGATTCATGGGTGATTTCTCTTTCTCTCGCCCCGTCCTAATGACGCCGGGAATCGCGAGCTAATACCGAACGCCCCCAACACGTCGAGTCCTTTTTCCACTCCAGATTCAAAAATCTTTCGCAGCCCCTAGCCCTAGTGTTTCGCCTCTTTCCGCACGCTAGGTACAGAAATCGTCGCATTCAGTAATTTTTCGCTTGACGCTTGGGTTACAGATCGCTATAAGAAGGCGACGGTGGCGATTAGGTCCCCGCAGAAGGAGTTTCGAAATGAATGACCAAGTCCTCTTCTCCATCATCGCCCGCATCCAGAAGCTGCTGACGCTGGCCAACGACGGTCGCGGCAATGAGGCGGAAGCCTTGGCGGCAGCCGGTAAGGCGCAGGAGCTTCTCGAAAAGTACAATCTGGACCTCGCCGCCGTCGAATCGGCGGGCGGCAAGGGAGACGATTCGACGGCTCGCGAAAAGGCCACCCACGAAGAGAAAACCGGATACAAATATCGGCGCAACCTCATGGTCGGCATCGCCGCCCTCAACTTCCTTCACGTCCAGCCCCGGCAGACCTACACCGGCACCCGCGCAAAGTTCGCCGGGTACACCCTCATCGGACGGAAGGTCAACGTCGCCATCGCCCGGACCATGTATGAATATCTTGTCATGGCGATTGACCGGGTGATCGCGGAGGAAATCCCCGACAACCGCAAGCGCCTGTCCAAGTACGCCTACTCCATGCGGGTCGGCATCGCGGATCGTCTCGTGGAGCGACTCAAGGAGAAGCGCGAAGCGGAGATTGCGGCACAGAAGGAGAAGGACGCTGCACTTCGTTCCACGAATAGTGGAGCGAAGAGCAACGCTCTCACCATCACCCTCGGGGATTATGTCCGCGACGAAGAGGACGCCAACAACGACTTCCGCAACGGCTGGGCTCCGGGGACCACGAAGGCCCGCCGGGTCAAGCAGGAGCAGGACTCGGCGGCGTGGACCATCCGCTACAACGAGTTCATGGCGGACGGCTGGTCCTCCTCGGTCGCCAGCTACCTCGCCTTCGGCTACAGCGTCGAGGACGCCAAGCGCCTCGGCAAGCCGAAGACAGCGGCTCAGGAAGCCGCTGAAGACAGGAAGTGGGAGAACTATTGGAAGCGTCAGGAATCGAAAGCCAGGACCGCCGCCAGTAAGTTCGACGCCACCGGCTATCACAAGGGCCGCGAGCTGGGCAACGACATCAGCCTCGCCCCGCAGATCGACAAGAACAACACAAAGGTGCTGAAATGAGCATTTTCAACGAGCTGGTGCCGGGGGAGGATTACACCCCCTCCCAACGGGCCTCGGTCGCCCTGATCAACGAGACGGTCGCCCGGTACAAGGAAAACTTCGACGTGCTCGACATCGATGACATCATACTCTCGCTGGGCTGGATTCTGTCGATGGTCGCCTACATGACGACAGATAACCCGCAGCTCTGCATCTCCAAAGTGTCGGAGCACGCCGGGAAGCTCTTGATCAAGCAGGTTCTGGAGAAGCTCCAATGAGCATGCCGAAGCTTAAGTTCTCAGAGATCAAGCCGCTCCTGGGCAAGGGCATCCCCTATCGCGAAATCGGGGTGATCCTCGCTCGGGCGCACGGCCGGAAAATGCCCTATCAGGGACCGTGCATCGGCCGATTGGTTTGCGCGCATCGTAAACTGGAAAAGGAGAGGAACCGTGGATAAGCCCCCCCGTCAATGCGGCGAGTGCACTTTGTGCTGTCGCCTGCTGCCCGTCGAGGGCCTTAACAAGGGGGCAAACGTGCGCTGCGAGCACGTCCGGGCCTTTAAGGGCTGCTCAATCTATCATAAGTCCGGGTTCCCGTTCGAATGCGGGGGGTGGACCTGCGTCTGGAAGGCCACGGACCAGCCGCTGCCCCGCCCGGACCGCGCCCATTACGTCATCGACATTGTCATGGACAAGATCACCCTCAACAACGACTCGGGTGAGGCGACCATTCTGCCCGTCGTGCAGGTCTGGGTGGACCCGGACTTCCCTAAGGCGCACAAGGACCCGTCGCTGCGCGACTGGCTGGAGCGGGTCAACCTCGCGGCCATCATCCGCTACAACTCGAAGGACGCCATGATCCTGTTCCCCCCGAAGCTCAACACGGATGGTGTCTGGATCGAATTCACCGGCTCGAAGCTCCAGATCGGGCCAACCAGGAGCGCCCCGGTTTACCGGGCGATTTGGTAGGGGCGAGACTCGCAGGAGTCTCGCCTCTTTATCTTCAGAAAATGCGATTGACTTCTGAAGCCTGTTACATTAAAGGCTACACCCATGGGTAATAAGGCCCAGAAAGGGAGAACAGCATGGCCCATCTCTACAAATTCGTGTTCTACGCCCCATGGAGATGATCTCAACGATCACCGGGGCGCTCATCCCCCACAAGTCCATCACCGGGCTCCAGATCACCCCGTCTGCGGGCGAGGAGGGTGCCCCCTGTCCCAAGCGCGTCTTTGGTGGCCGCAAATACGCGGGCCGCGATTCGATGGGCGACCTCGCCGACCAAGCCTGCTCGAAGATGATCCTGAGCATGCTCGCGGATGGGCCGAAGGCCCGGGATAAGTTCAAGGCGGCTTTCTCACAGGCGGGGTTTAGCCCTAACTCGGTCAGCGCCTCCACCAGCAAGCTCGTGGCGGCCGGTCTGATCGTCCGCCTTCCCAGCGGAATTTTCCAACTCAAGGACAAGTGACATGTGGGTCTGTTTGAACGACGCCTTCCTTTCCATCGTTGCGGATCGCAACAACCCCAAGCAGGTCTTGGTCCGGTCCCGGAAAAAGGAGCATCTGGAGTCTTTCCTGAAGCTCCCGCATTGGGCCAAGAAAAAGCCCGAGATCATCGAGACGCTGGACGCGGATTATGCGTACAGGGCATTCATCACCCGCACCCTGCTCGCCGGTCTCCTCGCCGATCAGGTCAACAAGATCGACTACCCGAAGTTCAAGCCCAGCGTGAAGGAGAAGCCCCTCCACGATCTGTACATGGACTTCTGGAAGTTACACTACAAGTACCAGACCACCCTCTATGGCCCGGGAGTTTTCGGGTGATTGAGCTTCTCGTTGTCCTCTGCGCCCTCGCGATGGCTTACAACCTCGCGAAGGTTGCCCTTAGCCTGATCGGCCTGCTCGCGTGCAGGGTCGTCCAGCTGATCTGCGCGGCTGGGCTCCTCGCTCAGCGCCTCACCGCCCCGGGGGTTCCACTCCCGGCTAACGTGATTCCGTTTCCCCGGGGGAAGAAGGCGTCCAATGGCTGGTGAATTAAGAAGCGGGGTTGGGGGCGAAATTATTTTTCGAAACCCACTTGACTTCTGTATTGGGCTCCGGTAGAACCTTTGTATTGGAACGGCGATTGGGCCGCTCCGGAAAAAGGAACGCTCTCATGGCCTCTCTCGTCGCATTCATCCTCATCGCCACCTTCATTTTCTTCTACTTCCTCCCCGCCGTCATCGCCGCGGGCCGTGGCCACGACAACGCCGCCGGGGTTGCCCTCATCAATTTTCTCATCGGCTGGTCGGGTGCTGGATGGATCGGTTGCTTCATCTGGGCACTTGTCGGCCAGACCACCAACCAGAAGATCATCGAGCGGGCGCTGGTCGCGCAGTCCATCGCCTCCGCCGTCCACACCCTCCCCACCCAGCAGTCCTGAAGGAGCACTTTCATGTGCAAATACGAGGAAATCGAGCGGAAGGAGCACCACCGCCGCCTGCGCTTCCTCGCCTGAACAGGAGCCCCGCCACCCGGCGGGGCTTTCCGCCTTACCCAAGGATAAACCACATGATTGACGTGATCGTTATCGGCGCAGGGCTGTTCGGCTCTGTGATCGCCCGACACCTGACCGCCCTCGGGTACAGCGTGCTCGTGATCGACAACAAGGAGCCCACCGCTGGGTCGCGCGCCGCCGGGTGTGTGATCAAGCCGTCGTGGCTGACCAACTTCGGGGGTAGCCTCGATCCGTGCATGGACCTTCTCAAGCTGTATTATCAGGTCCACACTGTCGAATTCACCATCCACCCTTCCGGCTTCAAGACGACTTGCGGACGCATCGAACCGGGGGATATTCTCGGGGGGCCGCACATCAACGACCACATCAGCGATGTCCGCCAGTACCCTGACCGCGTGGTGGCAAGCGGCTCAGTCGGCGACTACACTGCCAAGCGAATCGTCGTGGCGGCTGGCATCTGGTCCCCGGAGCTTTATTCGTGCGATGTGTCTGCGAAGCTCGGTTGGTCCTTCCGGGGGTCACCGATTCCCAACCCGGTTATCGACACATGGGCCCCCTACCGGCAGGTGGTCGCCTTCAACATGAGCGACGGCCGCAGCTGGATCGGAGACGGTACGGCACTGATCCCGAAGTCGATCACCCCGGAGCGGCTCGCGGTGTCGCAGGCGCGCTGCTCGGCGAAGAGTGGGGCCACCGACCTGCAGCCGACCCTCGGCGCACGCCCCTACGCTGTCACGACCGCCCCCTGCCTCGTGGCGGAGAACGGCCGGGCGATCCTCGCCACCGGCGGGGCCAAGAGCGGGACGGTTGGCGCGGCCTATGCCGCACTTCGGGTCGCCGCGATCCTGCGTGGAAAATAGGTCTTGTTTCTGGACCCAGATGAGGAAATTCGCATGGCTACAATCAAAGCGCTCGGCCAATTGAACCTCACCGTCAAGCTCACTGACTTCCTAACGCACGACTTCGGAGCGGAGCGGTTTGACTTTGTAGTTGGGAACCCACCGTGGAGTGATGGCAAAGGTACAGTATTCTGGAAGAAATTTGTGTTGGCTGGGCAAAAGCTTCTTTCCGCTGACGGGAGATTGTTGTTCTTGCTCCCCGATAATGACGCAAAACGATTCCCAGGATACATGCCCAGCTTGGGCAACATCTCATTTGTTGGTCTCCGGGGGACTAAAGGCGGTTTGGTGTCTATCGGTCCAAGCGAAGCCCTCCCGGGGGTGAACCGGGAGCCTGTACCGGATTCTCTTTGGGGCATCCAGATTGCAACTTGGAAATTGAACCAATCTCTGGATGAGCCCGTCTTGATACTCGCGCAACATAGAAGGATGCTCGGGGGCAATCAACCTCTTTGGGGTCAGGTGACATCTCGCCGGGAGATAATTGAAAATGGTTCATACACCACAGGCAAAATTCTCATCACCGGAGGAGCTGCCACTTTGCAGAGCATCGCAAATCAGTTGAACCATCCTGAGTCGATAAGCTTATACAACAAAATCATGAGGGAGGACGACAAGCGAAGGAAAGCCGGAACTGCGGCTTTATCTCTCGCGGGTGCCCAGAAGTTTCTCAACCAGCTCCACCCGGATTATCAAAAATGACCACTCACCTCAAAACAGGCCGCATGACCAAGACCTTCGGCGACTTCTTCACCCCGCCTGAAACGGCGGAGCGGATCGCCGAAGCCATCTGGCCGGATATCGTCGCGACGCACAAGCGCCTCGGCCGCCCGGTTCGAATTCTGGAGCCTTCGGCAGGGACTGGGAGCCTTCTGAAGCCTCTGATTGCTCTCTCCCACCGGGACCGAATCCCCTTAGACATCACTGCCGTTGAGCTGCAGGAGGACTATGTGTTGGAGCTGAGAAAAATCTTCGATTAGGGGCTTGACTTCTGTATTGGTCGCGGTGGGCCACAACCCGGAGAACATCACCATTCTCCTGGGCTCAAGAACATCACCATTCTCCTGGACTCAAGAACATCACCATTCTCCTGGACTCAAGAACATCACCATTCTCCTGGACTTAGATGAGGAAATTCGCATGGCTGCAATCAAAGCGCTCGGCCAAATTGTCGCTGCCTTTTGAAAAAGGATACAACCAAAAAGAAGGTCGCCATTTGGCGGCCTTTTTCGCTTTACGCCCCGGGCGCGGTCGGGTAGATTCGATACAGAACGCGGGGATAGGCCCGCCAGAAGGACGACCATGAGCCAGACGCTCTTCCTCCAGCCCAATCTTTCTCCCCAACACCTCACAGTGGGCAACTTCGCCGCCCAGCTGATCGACACCAAGGACCTTGACCCGGTTTATGTTGGGCTCACCAACCTTCAGCTCCCTTTTCCGCAGCTCTCCAGATGGCTGTTCGCCTATTGGTGCTTCTATGACGTTGGGGTGGCGTCCTACCTCTCGGAATTCCAGGATAGGGATTATTGGAAGGGGATGCTTGTAGCTGCCGGGAACGTCGCTCCCCCACCGAACGGTGGGCGTTGGCCCCGGGGTGCTGAGCGGCGGCACTTCCGTGGCCAGAAATGCGTGGACGCCATCAACCATTTCTCGCGCCGCCCGGTCATGGCGTGGTTTTGTGATCTGGAGGCGTCTGTCACGGCGGCTCAGGTCATCGACATCGCCCGGGGCTGGCCACAGTTTGGTCCTTGGATCGGGTTTAAGATCGCCGACATGCTCGAAGTCGTCTGGGGCCACACCGTCATCTTCGATGAGAAAACGACGCTTTACGCTCAGCCCGCTGCGTGCTTAGACCTGCTCCTTGCGGATATGGAAGGAGCCCTGCCCCCGCCGTCGAAAGCTTGGGTCTTTGATCAGCTGATCAAGTCCGTGTCGATCTTCCGCGAGCCCGCCTCGGGGCATCGCGCCTGCAGCATGCAGGAAGCGGAAACCGTCCTGTGTAAATACAAGTCCTATCGCAACGGACGCTATTGGGTTGGGAAGGACATCAAGGAAACCCGCCACAACCTCCATGGTTGGGGGCAGACGGCAGAGAGAATGCTATCGGTGATGCCCGAGGAGGTCAGATGAGTGAGGCGGAATATCCCCAGGCCCAACGTCTGGGCTAAAGATGGGGAATTTCTGGGGGACAAGTTTCAAGAGCTAGTTGGAGCCATCAAGGCTTGGAGGGAATCGCATGCTGCTTAATCTTCGAGGAGCCAACGGGGCCGGAAAGACCACCGTTGTCCGCCGGGTCATGGCCCACCGTGGCCAGTATCGCCCCATCAAAAATCCGGATTGCAAGGTCATCGGCTATCAGTGCACGACCTACCCCGTCGTGGTCTTTGGACCCTACGAAACGCCAACCGGAGGTTGTGACAATTTCTCCGCAAAGGGCATCGCCGACTGGATTTGCGAGACCCTTCTCGAATTCCACCGGATGGGCAACCACGTCATCTTCGAAGGCGTCCTGTTGTCGATGTACGGCTTTGACCGGATGACCAAGCTGCACGCCGATAGCGGGCAGGCTCTCCATGTCATCGAGCTGTCCACCCCGCTCGCGGCGTGCCTGTACTCGGTCAACGAGCGGAGGAAGGAGCGGGCCATCAGGCTGCAGAAGCCTTTCGAGCCCGTCAACCCAGACCTGATCACCGATAAGGTCACAGCGATCCGCCGCAACTCGGAGAAGCTCCTTAAGCACGGAATCCCCGTCGAATTCCTTGGCCGTGAGGAAGCTTTCTACAGGTCGTGCGAACTACTTGGAGTGTCGAGATAATGTTTGGATTGTCCGTCAAGAACGTGCGCGAGGCCCTCCCCCGGGGCATCGCCCTCCTTCTGCGCAAAGGCATGGTGGAACCGTCCCGGAACGGCGATGTAATCACCTATCCGGGGCCTGTCGCGACTGTGTACCGCTACCCCAAGCAACATGTCCTCCTGAATCCCTACCGGGACGCCAACCCATTCTTCCACCTTATCGAAGCGATGTGGATGTTGGAGGGGCGCGAGGACGGGGGACCTCTGGACATGTACATTAAGGGTTTTTCGTCCCGCTACGGGGTTTCAGGGATCATCCCCGACGCCTACGGCTACCGCTGGCGCAGCTACTTCGAAGTTGACCAGATACAGGACATCATCGACAAGCTCAAGGTGGACCCGAACACCCGTCAGGCCGTCCTACAGATGTGGGATAGTGAAGACTTCTCGACGCCCCCGGAGATAGCAAAGCCGTGTAACCTTTGCGCGGTCTTCAGGATTCGCTTGGGCAGACTCGACATGACGGTGTACAACCGTTCCAACGACATCATTTTTGGAACCTACGGGGCCAACGCGGTCCACTTCGCGCTCCTTCAGGAGTACATCGCATCCATGGTCGGCGTCCCGATGGGCGAATACACCCAGGTGTCGAACGACTATCACATGTACATGGACGTGTGGGAGATGATAAAGGAGCGGATCGGAGCCGACGACTACACCCACTCGGATACGGTCGCGTTGAGCCTCTCCACTCAGGACATGAACTACGGTGAGATGCTGCCGCTGGTCGGTGATCCGAGCACCTTCGATGAAGACCTGTCGCGGCTCTGGGAGGCGTTGGACCGGCTTCACGTCCAAGGCCCTCCGCTTTTCGAGAACGACATTTTTGTCTCGACTCGGAACCCATTCTTGACTACAGTATTCGCTCTCGCGGCGGCTTACGCTGAGCACAAGACCCATAATAAGGTGGGTCGAGAATATCACATGAATCGGGTCACCGCCCCGGACTGGAAGCAGGCGGCCGAAGAATGGTTTAATAGGCGCGATAGGGCGCTGAAACAGAAGGAAGTGAAGCATGCTTAAGAAAGACGATTCGTCCGCCGATCTGGTGCTATCTGATCTCCGGCTCGCGGGTCAGGTCGAACGCTATCACACTTGGCCAACGCTTCACCGGCAATCGGTCGCCGAACACACGTGGCAGCTCCTGCGGGTTTACACCAGCATCTTCGGCGTTCCGGAGAAGAATGTGATGCAGGCTATCATGTTTCACGACTGCGGGGAAATCGCCGTGGGCGATGCACCCTATCCGTCGAAGGCCCGGGACAAGGACTTCAAGGTTGCTCACAATCGTCTGGAGGAAACCGCCCTCAACAACCTGCTCGAATACTGGGATATCCCCGCCGCGCCCCCGTCCGCGCCCTCCGTGGCCAAGAAGATCAAGGTCAGCGAATATATCGAGATGGCTGAGGAGGGGCTCCATGAGTGGCTCCTCGGCTCCAAATACGGCTGGATCGTCGCCGAGCGCTGCCTGCTTAAGGTCCAAGAATACAAGACGGAACTGGCAGACTCGGCTTGGGTTCAGGTGAACCTCTACCTTGCGAAGCGGCTCACTCTTACCATCGAGCTGGCCCACCACAGCCAGACCGAAATCCTCACCAACCTGTTCAAGGAATTCATCCAGTGAGACAAGACATCAAGGCAATCCTCGCCGCCCGGGAGACCACTCATGGGGACTACACCGACCAGACCAACATCATCGCGGGAATCCTCGCCATTTGTCAGGAGTCCAAGAATTGGGCTGTCCTTGACCCGGCCAAGCGCGAGTCGCTTCACATGATCGCCCACAAGATCGGTCGGATTCTCGTGGGTGACCCGGAGATTCAGGACCATTGGGACGATATCGCCGGGTATGCCAAGCTGGCGGCGGATCGCTGCAAGAAGCCCACCCCCGCCCCGGGGTTGTTCTTCTCCCCCCACCTCTCCGGGACGCCCGAGGACGGCGGCCACTACGCCAAAGACACGGAATAACCATGGCATCCAAGTTCTTCGCCCAACCCAAGCAGGTTCTGATGTTCCCTACGGAATCCAGTTGGAAGGTCCCGACTGACCTGCCCAATCTTCGTGACGCCACTGTGGTCGCCTTCGACTTGGAGACCAAGGATGAGGGGCTCCAGAACGGTAAAGGCCCCGGCTGGTGCGTCGGGAAGGGCTGCGTGATCGGGGTTTCGCTCGCTTGGGAAGGCGGGGCCATCTACCTGCCCATCAATCACCCCGAGACGGCGAATTGGGATCACGGAAGGGTCGGTGCCTTCTTGAGAGAGTTATTCTCCCAAGAAGGCACAACCATTGTAGGCCACAACATTTCCTACGATCTGGGTTGGACCGAAACGGAATGGGGGATCAAGCCACCCAAGAATATCGGGGACACCGGAGCGCTCGCGGTCTTTATCACTGAAAGCCTCTTGTCGTACAGCTTGGACGGAATTTGCCGCTGGATCGGAATTCCCGGGAAAGATACGCGCCTGATGGATCAGGCGGCGGCTGACCGGGGAATCCCCAAGGGCAAGGTCTCCGAGAACATGTGGCGGCTCCCGGCCCAATACGTCGGACCCTACGCCGAGACCGACGCGGTTGTGACCCTCGCAGCCTATCATGCCCTGCTGCCCCGGGTGATCGAGGAAGGGGTTTATGCCGCCTACCTGAAGGAGATGCGCCTTATCCCGATGACGCTGGCTATGCGTCGCCGGGGCATCCGGATTGATGAGAACGCGGTTGACCAGACGATCATCGAATTCAACTCCAAGTTGACCACAACCATTGCGTCCATCAGGGATATCCTCGGCCGCCCTGTCAGCCTGTCGGAATTCCGTTCTGGCAAGAAGATGGTGGAAATCTTCGATTCGCAGAGCCTCGACTATCCAAGGACAGCCGCCGGCAATCCATCATTCGAATCGTCGTGGATGAAGGACCATCCCGCCCAGCTGCCCCGCCTCATTACCCGGGCCAAGCAGATAGACGACGCCGCCAACAAGTTTCTCGGCACCTACATTCGCGGGTACAACCAGCACGGTCGCATTTACGCCTCGATCAACCAATTCAAAAGTGAGAACGGGGGCACAAGGTCGCATCGGTTCTCCTACTCGGACCCGCCGCTACAGCAGATGCCATCCCGCGACGATGAGCTGGCCCCGCGCATCCGCCGGTGCTTCCTCCCTGAATTTGGGAGCTGGTACGCCATCGACTACAGCCAACAGGAATACCGGCTCATCGTCCACGTGGCATATATCCTCCAGATGCTCCCGCCGGACAAGCTCCCCCCGGGACTCCACATCGAAGGGGCGGACATCGCCGTCAGGCGCTATCGCGAGGACCCGACCACCGACTTTCACAACTACGTCGTGGAGATCACCCGGCTCATCCGCCGCCGCGCGAAGGACGTGAACTTTGCCAAGGCGTTCGGAGCCGGTGTGGCCCAATTCGCGATCATGACGGGCATGAGCCCGTTCGAGGCGAAATCCACCATGGCCCAATATGATCGCGAGCTGCCCTTTGTCTCGCAGGCAAGCAAGGTCATCTCTACTTGGGCGTCTCAGCGGGGTTATGTGAGGCTGCTGGATGGGGCGAAGGTCCATTATGACCTTTGGGAAGAGGATTGTTTTGAGAAAGGCCAGACCGCTCGCCCCTACGCGGCGGCAGTCGAGACTTGGGGCGAGGGCAACATTCGCCGCGCCTACACCCACAAGGCGTTCAACCATCTCGTTCAGGGAAGCGCCGCCCGCCAGATGAAGACCGCCATGCTGGATATCTGGGATGCAGGCTATTGCCCGATGATTCAAATCCACGATGAGCTTGGTTTCTCCTTCGACAATCCGGACGACGCCCGGGCCTGCGGGAAGCTGATGGTGGACGCCATCCCGCTTTCCATCCCAATGAGCGTGGATATCGAGCGCGGGCCGTCGTGGGGCGACGCCAAGGAGAAAATAATCTAGAAATCTTTCTGATACACACTTGACTTCTCCGGTTGTATCAACTAGAACAAACCTACACCAGCGATAGGGCTGGGGCCGAAAAGGAAATTCGAAATGCTCCTCTCCCTTGACACCACCGTCACCACTCTGACCATCAAGGGCGCGTCCACCAACCTCACCATCATCGCCTCCGGGGTTTCCGGCGAGACCGGCGATTTCATGCCGGAGAACCTTGTCCCCAAGGAGCTTCCCCAGGTGTTCAATCTCCTCCGCAGCTTTCTCAACGAGCGCAACGTGGAAGGCGTCCCGGCCGAAGTCAATCGCTTCTCCGACAAGGGCACCGGCTGCAAGCGCATCCGCGAGCTGGCCAAGAAGGTCGCCGAGTGGCTCGCCACGACCAAGGCTGTCACCGAATTCGAGGCTATCGCCTTGGACGGGGGAAAGGTCATCCCCTTCAAGAAGGGCAAGCTTACCAAGGTCAAGGAAGTCGCGCCGGTCGCCGAAGGCGTCGTGGAGTTGAAGGGTTCGCTCAAGAACCACCCGAAGCCCCAGCACGCCCAGAAGTTCACCGACAAGTGCCAGTGGCTGGTCGGCGTCCGCAAGCACGCGGATGAGAACGTCATCACCGTCCTCAAGGACGCGGCAGGTCATTCAGCGGCAGAAGCCCGGTTCGCTCTCTACCAGAACGGCCAGACGGTCGCCGAGTGGTTCGCCCTCGCCTACAAGCTGGCTGAAAAGCGCTATCCGGAGCTGAAGGCCAATCTCCTCCGCTTCAAGGTCCTGGGTTGGCTGGATGCGGATGCCAAGGCGGGCCGCATCTCCACCGCCAATCCCGGGGCTTAAGCCCCGGGGTTCCCGGCCTGAAGATATTCTTCGAAAGGGACTTGACTTCGGTTACAACTTCGACTAATCTGTAATTGTCCCCGCGGTAAGGCGGCGGGCGAAAAGGAGACATCGAAATGACTACCCGCAATCAGATCACCAGCTGGGCCGACGCGACCAAGTTCATGTTGGCCGGCAACGCCACCTTCACCCTCGTTTCGAAGAAAACCGGCGCACGGTTCACCTACCGCGTCCGTTACGCCGAGGACTACAACCCCGCCGCGCCCGCCCCGGTCGGCAAGGTCATAGCCTTCGTCAGCCTGCTCACCGGCTCCGACAACGAGAACGCCTACAGCTATTTCGGCCAGTTCCGTGTCGGTAAAGGCTTCGATGTTGGCGCCAAGTCCAAGGTCCCGGCGGACGCCCCGAGCGTCCGGGGGTTCCAGTGGTTCTACAAGGCCATGATAACCAAGGAAGTCATCGAGACGGGGAAGGTCCCCGAAGCCGTCGAATTCTGGCACGAGGGCAAGTGCTGCCGCTGCGGTCGCAAGCTGACCGTCCCGTCCAGCATCGAATCGGGTATCGGCCCCGAGTGCGCCACCAAGCACTCCTTCGTCGCCGAGGCCGCGTGATGCAGATCGCCCCTTGGATCGTCCCCGTTAGCGCCCTCCAGCAGGGGGGCGACAGTACCGAGCGCTCGGTGGATGCCGATGCTCCTGAGCTGGGCTTTCCGCCCGGTAAATATCCGGCCTATGTCAAGGTCGTCCCCAAGGTGGGCAACGGCGAGGTTTTCGAATTCGAAAGATTCGACGGAAACCAAACCGCCCATTACCGTCAGCCCGGAATTAGCGGGCTGGCACTCCACGTCTGGAACGATTGAGAAGGAATGTACATGACCAACCAAGAATCCACTCGAAGCCACATGCGTCTCGCCGACGCCATCAACGCGGTGTTCCGGGCAAAGACCCACAGCGACGGTTCGCTGATCTTCAATTCATCGGATGCTGAAGCCGTTCATCGCATCGTGGATATCCTGAGCGGGGTGGCGATGCCTGCGGGGACCGCGCAACGCCCCGCGACGACGCCACCCACCGTCGCCCCGACTGAAGAAGAATGGGCACAGTTGGTCGGCAACACCGGGGCGGCTTCCGTCACCGAAGCCCTCAAACAAGTCTGACCCAACCCAACCACAAACCTCTGGAGCCCTGTTATGAAAAAGACCATCACCGCCTTCGCCGCCCTCCTGTCGTTCACGTCTCTGGCGAGCGCGGGGCTACCCCCGGTTCGGCCGGTCTCCGCCAGCCATCCCCAGGCGTCGAAGTCTGTGGTGGCCTATACGTGCACCCGCATCTGCAACTCCACTCGCACCTATTGCCAGACGAATTGCTACTGACACAAAAGTTTTTCGGCGTCCCAGAGCGAGAAACGCCGCGCCAGCTAAGGCCCCCGGGTTTACCTCCTCTTCCCCGGGGGCCGCTTTATTCAGGAGTCGTCATGCTGAAGATCGTCTGTGCCAAGCTCGAAGCCGCCCGCGTCACACCGGAGTCGATGCGCGGCTATCGCAACGAGGGTCTTGAAGGCTTCTTCCAAATCTGGGGGCCTTGCGCTCAAGAGCTGACCATCATCTCTTCCCTCGGGGATGACCCGATTTGCGAAGGCTGGGAACACGTAAGCGTCAGCACGCCGCGCCGTTGCCCCAATTGGGTTGAGATGTGCTTCGTCAAGGATTTGTTCTGGGCTGAAAACGAGTGCGTTGTCCAGTTCCACCCCAAGAAAGCCGCCTACATCAACAACCACCCCTTCGTCCTCCACATGTGGAAAAACGTCAATTTCGAATTTCCGACGCCCCCGGGGATTTTGGTTGGTCTGCCGGAGTTGAATCTTTGAATCTCCACCAGTACAACCAGGAAGTCAGGAAGCGCCACAACTACGGACGCAAACCGTATAAACTAACGGCTGACCAAATTTCGGCCATCCGCCTCTCTTATACCCTTGACCGGAATAAAAAGTCGCTTTACGCTCTATCGACTGATTATAAGGTCAGTGTCACAACCATCTGGAACATTATCAATCGAAAAGGAGCTTATACCTATGCGTAATGAGCGGAGATTCAAGCAGCTTTTCTTTTTCACTTGGGCACTGTCCGCTGTCCTTATCGCCAAGGCCGCAAGCTTAGTCTATGTCGCCTTAAAGTAGCTCCTATTCAAACAGTCGCTTCGTGTAAGGACGAAGAAGCGGCTTCGCTCTAGTCCTTGGGAGTCGTAACCATGAAAAAGCTTATCTCCATTGGTCTTGCCCTCGCAGGTCTTTCCGGAGCCGCCATGGCTGCCCCGGCGCTGGCCGCCGGTTCGTCCTACGGCACCGGCACCGGCATCGGCACCGGCATCGCGTCGGCCCGCTCCAGCTCGGCGTCGCGTTCCAGATCGTCCAGCAACCTTCGTTCCACCAACGTCGCCACCAACGGCACCAGCATCCAGTCCTACAGCACCATTGCGGGTCAGGCCCCGGCAGTGTTTGCCCCCGGGCTCGCGGCGGCGGGTATCGAGTCGTGCAACGGCTCGGTCTCCCTTGGCGGCTCGGCCATCGGCGGGGGTGGTGCTCTGGGCTTCCCTTTTCAGGATGGGCCTTGCAACAAGCGTCTGAATGCTCGGACGCTCTGGGCTTTTGGGCAACACGAAGCCGCCTTGCAAACCCTCTGTCTGGACGATGAACTCGCTGTCGCCATGGTGGCGTCTGGCATTCGCTGCCGCGTCGGTCGCTACGCCCCCACTCCCGCTCAGCAGCCCTCGGGTGCGCCGGTCGGCGAGATCACAGACCGCAAGGGCCGCCGCTACACGGTAGCCGCCTGCGGCTCGCGTGGTGCGGTTCGCACGACCACCCCGGGGCTCTGCGCTCGCCGCATCGCCTCCAACTGACGGGCTTTTTGGGAGGCTCTGCGGCCCCGGGTTCTCCCGGGGTCATGCTCCAACCCCAACAATAGCTGACGGGAGCCGAGATTGTTGGGCCGCGTGTCGCGCGGAATGAAGTGGTGAACGCCTGCCAAAGAGAAGCGGCAGAAAAAGACCCGTTACGCCAGAAGCGTTGAGAGGCAATTCTGGAACGGGCCGTTGGCGTGACAGCTCGGAGAGACGGCACTATATGGACCTGCCGCCCAGGGCGGATTCCCCGGAACATGCATGGAGTGTTGGAAATGAATAAGCTCGTTATCGTGGCCGCGCTGCTCTCGGCCATCTCTGCCCCGGCGCTGGCCGGCGGCACCCACACTGGTAACGCTCACAACGGCGCGCTGGCCGGCGGCGGTTCGTCCTACGGCATCGGTGGCGGCGTCACCCACACTGGCTCTTACAATGGAGCGCTGGTCGGATCGTCCGGTCAGGCCGCCGCCATCGGTGGTTCGGCTTCCGGCGCGTCGGCGCAGGGTGTCGGCGGTGGTCTCGGCATCTCCTCCCCGCGCGGTGATATGTCCGTCGCTGGCGGCGTTGGCACGGCCCGCTCGGGCGTGGTCTCCGGCGTGGCCGCCGGTTCGGTCGGCACCGGCATCGCTGGCGGCGTCGTCGGTGGCGGTTCCACTGCCCTCGGCGTCGGCGGTGGCGCGGCTGGTGCCATTGGCAACTGATCTCTGAATCGGTTGTTGTTACCCTCGCCCCCGGGTCATTCCGGGGGCGTTTTCATTAGATGAGGATCATGGTGAAGAAACCTTTTGGAATGGCTTTAGCCGCCCTTTGCGTCGCTGCTTCTCCGGCACTCGCCGGTCCACACCACCGACACCGCGTCGTCCTGACAGCAGAGAGTGCCCCCGGGGCATCCCTATTCGGCTTCATGTCCGAGAGCGCCCCCGCCGCCGTCTCGCCAGCTACAAAGCATCGGAGGCGGCCGGTGGCCCCTCCGCCGCCCAACTTCTCCTTCCCCGACTTCTTCGCCGCCGCCGGTGCGTTCTCCGGGGCAGGCAGCACCCACCTTCTTTCCGTCGCCGAGCGCTACAACGGGGATGGCAATTTTACCGGCTTTCGCGGCAAGTGGTGCGCTGCGGCTATCGGGCTTTGGCTACGGGAAGCCGGGTACAGCCGCCTCGCCAGCCTCGCCGCTCGGGACTATGCGCACTATGGTCGGCCGACAAACGCCCACCCCGGGGCCATCGCTGTCATGCCGCACCATATCGGAATCGTCAAGGAGGTTCGCCCGGAGGGGATCGTGCTGGTCTCCGGGAACCACAACCACCGCGTTGGCATCGGCCTTTATTCGGCCCATCGCATCATCGCCTATCGGGAGCCGGTCTGATGTGGGATTGCGTCTCATGGTGATGGAGGGGTGTGATGAAGACGATCAAGGAAGCCCTGATTGAGGCCGCTGAGAAGCTCCGGGGGGATAAGCCCCCCGCGCCAGCGGACCCGTTCAACCCGGGGGAATTCCCTTTTGCGGTGCAGCCCGGTCACAACAGGATCGGGTTCAAGGTCTGCCCGCGCTGCGGGAAGCCACCAACGATGACCGGCAACCCCCGGCTACCCGAGGCGTTCCTGTTCCGTGATAGCCTGAGCGCGACCGAATATCAGATCAGCGGTCTGTGCCAATCGTGCCAACGGAAGGTCTTTGACTATGTGTGACGCCGTGGTGGTCCCTTAAGGGTTGTTGTGGCCGTCGGGAGCCCCCGGCGTCCCTTCGTCCGCCGGTGGCTTGTTCTTCGTGGTGTTGTAGTAATAGGCCACCACGTTCGAGAACGCCGCAATCAGGCCCCCCAACAGCAGCCCAGTGCCTTCGTTCTCCGGGACGGCTCGGACCATCATCGTGAAGACAGCCCCGATGAAGGCCAGCGTGACAAGGAGCGAAAGGAAGGCCCGGATCACCGTTTCGTCCGGCTTGATCGCCGCCGTCGCCTTGTAAAGCAGGATGAGTACCCCCGTCAGGAGGGCAGACATGACGGCGACGCCCGAGACCGACGCCAAGATAGGAAACGACGAAGGCCAGTTTGCTAGGTCGGAAAGCTGCATTTCGGTCGAGGTCACCCGTGTTCAATTTGAAAATGAGGACCGTCAACCAGCTTCTTCCACGAGCCGCCCCACGTGACGCGAACGCCCTGCTTGGCGGCTGCTGACTGGACGTGGCGGTTGACCTCGCGATAGTGCTTCAAATCCCACGACACCTTGCCGTCGATTATGCAGACAACGTCAACGGCGTCCCCGACGATGTGCCGGGAATTCATTGTCATGGACTTCTTCGCCGCCACCAGCTCCGCCTGCCGCTCCTTGGTGCGGAGACCCTCGGTAATACGGAAATGCGGGAACGCCTCGTGGGCGGCCTTCATGACGGCGACCAGCTTGGGGTTGACGCCTTTCAAAAGGCCCTTACTATCTAGCTGCGTGGTCATAGTGTTGTCTCCTTGAGGGGGAGGGCAGGTGCAACGGGCTTAATTCGAGTTGGCCTTGGCCGCCTCAGCCTCCACCGCGAAGGCGATGGCTTCGGCAAGCATCTGGTCAATGGGTTGCGGGTCCACGAACGGGCGCATGGAACCGTCCTGCACCTTGGCAAAAATGACCGGCGAATTGAGATACATACGAATCCGCTCAACCACTTCGCCGGACAGGGTAACGTCAGGCGTCCGCGCGGCTGGTTCGGGCTTAAAGGCTGCTGTCATTGAGATTGCTCCAAAGGGTTGAGGGCGCTTCATCATACAGGGCCGCCGTGCTTTAGGCAAGGCGGCCCTGAGATTTTTCAAACGTACTGGCCGCCGGTGGACGTAACCCCGGGCTTAGAGCCGGGGAACAGATTCACGTTGCCGCCAGCGAAGATGACGCCATTGGTGACAGCCTCAAACCGATACGCCGTCGGGACGACGCCAGACCAACTAACATATCCGTTGTAGGCGTTAATCTTGCCGCAGCTTGAGGCTATAACTGTGGCTCCCCCCCAATCGCAATTACCGGAGAGTGTGCAGTGGAAGGAAGTGCTGGTCGTGGCGTCGTGGTAGCCGAAAAGGGTCGATGCAGCATCTGATACATTGAAGCAATAAGCCTGAGTAGCCCCGACGTAAGTCCATTCCCCCTGTAACATCAACGTGCCGCTGTAGCAGCCTGTAACAGGCAGCGACGGCCCTTGGGTCGGTGAAGTCGTGTTCATGTTGTTCGCGGTCACGATGCCCGAACCGGCCACGGTGATATTCTCCTGAAACGACCAGCACTTCATGTTCTCAATGGTGACACGTGCGGAGCTGATATTGAACGCCCGCCCACCCGTATTGCTGTGATTGGTGCGGGCGTCGATCTGCACTGCGGTAGGGGACGTGCTGTTGCCCCTGATACGCCAGGATGCAATCTTGGTACCAAAGATTGCGAAGCCGCCAGAGTACACGCCATCGCCGATGTTGACAATGACTTCATCGTTGGACGTGTGACGGCTCTGAATCGCCGTGATTGCCCCGTAAGGCGTAGCAAAGGCCCCGGCGGCCGAATCCTGAAGACCTGGGTTATTATCATTGCCATCCATGCGGATATAAAACTGGGTGCCCGGAGGCAGCGGCGTCGCGATATTATGGATACCAGTGATAAAGCTGGTCCCTGTGAAAATCACTTGCACCGGCTCGTTGGCCGTTAAATCGCCAGCCACCAAGGGAGACCCATCGTTGCGCTGAACCGGAGCCGTATAGCCGCCGGGCAGCGTCAGGTTGGTGGGGCCTTGGTTGGTGTTCTTGACAAAGATATTAAACGTCATACCCCGCTTCCAGCCGCCACCCGGCATGGGGTCCAAGCTCGTGCAAATGATGTTGTTGACAGTGCCAGTGTCTTCGCCGATATAAATGATGTTTTCCTCGTTGATCGGCCACGCGCCCGCGCCGTCATTTTGCAGCATGACGCCCATCTGGCCAGCGGTGAGGAGGTTCGAAAATTCGTCCCCCGCCGACCAGCTCTTGGCCGAGGTATTCTCCTTGGCCCGGGAGATGGTGCAGGTGTCCCCGACTCTCTGGGTGACCCAGACGATTTCGTTCTGCGTTCCGGTCAATTGGTCCACGAAGGTGGCCACGAAATACTCACTGCCGTTAAGCGGGTTGGGGAATTCGTTGCCTGTGCCCGCCGCAAGTTGCACGGTCGTATCGGTCGGGGAGATGGCCCCGGAAACAGTGGTGAGCGCGAGGTTGGCGAAGAGACATTTCATGGCGGCGGCCTCAGTTGATGATGACGTTGAATTTGTACTGGAAAGGAAGCTCCAGCACACCGGATTGGATGGCTTGGACAAGATCAGCGGCCCGAGGGATTTCTGGGAAGGCCACGTAAGCCGACTTTATCGAGTTGAACGGGTTGCGGCTGTTGAAGGCCATCTTGTTGAAGACCGCACCGCCAGTCACCCTGCGCTGGCCCATGACGATGCGAATCGTCACTTCATTCTTAGTGCCAAAGGTTATCGAAACCCGGTAGGTGTCCTGAATTGGCGGGGCCGCCCCGTTGACGCCGATAATCCAGCGCCAGACCCGGCGCTTCAACCAACGGACATTGAAATACTTTCCATCGCCTTTGTAAAAATGCCACGTCAGACAGCGCTTGTAGGTGTCGTCGTCGCCGATAACGTTGTTGGAGGAGCTGATTTTCTTCAGCCTGTTGTATTCCAAGGTCTCAAAGGCGAAGGTGTTGTACGGGCCGATTCGGTGAAAGAATCCAACCGAGGTATAGGGCCGGGGGTAGCCGTAAAGACCTTCACCAACCCAATCCAGTAGCTCCCCCGAGATGCGGGCCGACACATAATAGGGGAGGTTGAGCCCGTTGAACGTGTCGGTGAAATCCTGCTGCCATTGGTTCTGGGCGTCCACGAAGGCTTGCAGGTCTTCGTCGTCGCTGTATTCCTGATAGAGATAGGACAGCAGCGTGATGAGACGCCCGGTGGGCCCCTTCGGGGGGAACGCCACAACCTTCCTCACCAGCGGAGAGGCGTTGTAGAGTATAGGCGGCGGCGGGCCTTCCTGCTTGGTCATCGCGTGCTTTCCAAGATTTGGACATGCGCGGAGTCAGTGTAGAAATAACTGTTGGGGTCCCCGTAGATAACGCCGCCCCCGGGGGGAGGAGCCACGCCAATACCGTTCACCGACACCGCAAAATTGAGTGATGTGATGCTCTCGGACGGAATGATCGGGGCCACCGTATCGAGGAACAACGCGGTCATGTCATAGATATTGATTGGGGTCGTCCCGGCAGCGAGAGAGTTGATGTAGTCAACGAGCGCCGGGGTGACGAGGCTGGAGATAGAGGCCGCTGAGACGTAGTTGGGAAAGTCCGTGGCCCACTGCACAGAGATATTGACCAGCTCAAGGACGGGGACGATGTAGTTGATTACATAGGTGTCGGGATAATCAACGATGGAAACCGGGTTCACAATGGGGTTCGGAGAGACCGTGCCGCCGCCGGTATATACGCCCCAATCCGTGGAATCCACGCCGATACTGAAAGTGGTCGGCGACATCACTGTGACGGGGTATTCATCGTTATTGATCTGGGTCATCCCAAGAACGTCGCGGATCAGCTTCACATCTCCGGTCGTCAGGTTGTGGTTGAATTCCGTCGTGACCACCGCCGGGTTATTGTTGGTGATACCTGCGATTCGGATAAGGGGAGCACCCAAATTGTTCACATCGAACAGGGCATAATAGATCGCATAGGCCACCTGATAAGGATCGCCGCCGCCGACCATCACCACCCACTTCCCATCCACCAAGTCTTGGCGAACCGAGATGAGACGCGACTGCACCCCGGGGACGTTGCCCAGCAGGGTCTTCAGGTAGCGGCTCATGCCGGTGCTGGCCGCGAGACCAGCCATCAGCACCCGCGAGCGAAAGCCGGTCTCTGTCTCGGGTTCGCTCTCCGGGGTCCCCGGTTCTGGGTTGGTCACGGTCAGATTGTACCCGGTCGGGACTGATGTGATGAATTGGTTGACCGTCCCCGGGGGGACTGACCACGCCCCGGGCTGAGTCGCCAAAGCGTCAAGCGGGAGGGTGTACCCGTC